GTCATGCGCGCAAAATTTTTTCTGGGCGTTCGACCTTTGAAATCATAGGTCGGTTTCAAAGGAAATCAAACATGACCGCTGCAGCAGACGAAACCCAAGCCAAGGCCAAGGATGGAACCCGTCGCGGCGGGGCCCGGCCAGGCGCTGGTCGGAAAAAGAAGGGCCTATCGGAGCCGACGTCGCTGTCCGAGCTTGAGTTGAAGGCGCTGCTCGCCGAGCCGGCGCCGGATGAGATCGACGGACTTGCCCAGCGGCATGCCGACCTTGCGATCGAGACGTTGGGTCGGCTTCTAGTTTATGGGGCAAGCGAGTCGGCGAAGATCACGGCAGCCAAGGAAATTCTGGACCGCGGTTATGGCAAGCCGGCAGTCGAGATCGGCGGCGACGCGGCGTTGCTGCCGTTCATGATGGCTCCGGCCATCGCGCCATCTAAAATCGGCGAGGTTCGCGACCAGGCGCGCAAATATTGCACCGTGGCGCTCGCCGTTCTGCGCAAGATCGCCCAGGACGGTCGGAGCGAGACGGCACGCGCGGCGGCTTCCAAGGCTTTGCTCGAGCGCGGATGTGGAACGGTTGGCAAGGCGCGCATGCCCGATGAACAACGCGACCGTCCGCTCGGAAAAAAGGAAGAGGCGGCGCGCGCGGCCGAGGCCGCCGCGACCGGCAAATACGCCACGCCGGCGCCGCCGCGATCTCGCGGACCTGAGACGGTACAGTGAAGCAATGGTCGACCGCATGTCCGGATTGGCAGGAACGGATTTTGGCGACGCCACAGCGTTCGTTGATTCCGTTCGATCCGCTATTTCCGGCCGAGGCCGAGGCCGCGCTCGAAATCTTCAAGTCGCTGCGGATCGTCGATGCCGCGCATCGGCCGACCTTCGGCGAAGCAGCTCGGCCATGGATCATCGACTTCGTTGCGTCGATCTTCGGTGCCTATGATCCGGAGACCGGCCGCCGGCTGATCCAGTATTTCTTTTTGCTGATCAGCAAGAAAAATTCGAAGTCGACGCTCGCCGCCGGGATCATGGTCACGGCCTTAATCCGTAACTGGCGGGAGTCCGGCGAGTTTTACATTCTAGCGCCGACCAAGGAGATCGCGGACAATTCGTATAATCCGGCGCGCGACATGGTCATGGCCGATCCGGATTTGCGGGCGATCCTCAAGCCCAGCGCCGGCCGCGTCATCGAGCATCGCAACACCGGCGCCTTTCTTAAGGTGATCGCCGCCGACAGCGAAACAGTGTCGGGCAAGAAGACGATCGGTCTGCTGGTCGATGAACTCTGGCTGTTCGGCAAGCGCGCGCAGGCCGACAATCTTTTGCTCGAGGCGCAAGGCGGGCTCGCCTCTCGACCGGAAGGATTTGTGATCTATCTCTCGACGCAGTCGGATGCGCCGCCGGCAGGGGTGTTCAAGCAAAAGCTAGAAGAGTTTCGCGAGATCCGAGATGGCAGGATCATCGAGCCGAACCGGTTGCCGGTCCTATATGAGTTTCCGAAGTCGCTGCTCAAGGATGAGCAATTTCGCAAACGCGAGTTCTGGCCGATCACGAATCCGAATCTTGGTGCATCGGTCGACGAACTCTATATCGCCGACAAGTTGGCCGAAGCCGAACGGGCTGGTCGTGCCCAGGTGGTCGGATTTCTCGCCAAGCACCTCAATGTGCAGATCGGGAATTCGCTGCGGTCTGATGGTTGGGCGGGTGCGCTGGTTTGGAGCCGCGGCGCTCGGCAGGGTATGACATCGGCGGAATGGCTCGATCATATTCTTGCCGTTTGTGAAGTGGTCACGGTTGGTGTCGACGGCGGCGGGCTCGACGACTTGCTCGGCATCGCCGTGATCGGTCGTGAATGTGGAACGAACCGGTGGCTGTGCTGGGCTCACGGTCTGATATCGACAGTCGGCGCCTGGCGCCGCAAGGCCAACTCCGAGGATTATCTCAGGTTCAAGAAGGCTGGAGACTTGACCGTATTCCGTTTCGGACATGCCGAAGAGGTCGTGATCGATGATGACCCGGTAATGGCTGATCTGCTGGCGGACGTGCCTCCATCCGATCCGGATCCGAATAGGTTGCCGCCGGATATCCAGTATGTACGTGACCTGGTCGTGCGCATCCGCGATTTTGGATTGCTCGCCCAGGTCGGAGTCGATGCAGCCGGAATCGGAGCAATAGTTGATGCGCTCGACGACATTGGCGTGTCGCAGGATGCCGAAACTCTCGACGCCGTCAGACAGGGCATTGCGCTGATGGGTGCGATCAAAACGATCGAGCGCAAGCTCGCCGACGGGAGTTTTTGCCATGGTGATCAGCCTCTACTCGGCTGGTGTGCCGGAAACTTGATCATCGTGCCGACGCCGACTGCGATGCGGGTAGGGCGGGACGAGGCCGGATTCGGCAAGGTCGATCCGCTGATGGCGGGGTTCAACGCGGGGCACCTGATGAGCCTCAATCCGCAAGCACAACCTCGCGCCGAAGCCGCGGCGATGATCGCCTGATCAATCGGAGTCTCCTGACATGCAGATGATCTTCAAAACCGTCGCGGGCGACGGGGGTCTGGATTTTGTTCTGTCGGATGACACGGTCGATCGTTACGGCGATATCATCGTGGCGTCGGGCTGGGTGCTGACGAACTTCAAACGCAATCCGATCGCGCTGTTCGCGCACGACAGTCGCTTCGCTATCGGGACGTGGACGAACATTCGCATCGAAGGCGGCAAGCTTATTGCGCGTCTGATGCTGGCGGCGCGCGGCACCAGCGCGCGTATCGACGAACTGATCAGCCTTGTCGAGCAGGGCATTCTTCGTGCGGTGTCGGTCGGGTTTCGACCTCTCGAATCCGAACCGATCGATCCGAAGCAACCTTACGGCGGCCAGCGCTACACGAAACAGGAACTCCTCGAAACATCGCTGGTGTCCGTTCCGGCGAACCCGGCTGCGCTGCAGTTGGCGAAGTCGTTGAATATCTCTTCCGAAACTTTGTCCCTGGCCTTTGGCGAGCAAGCCGACGTGAGGCGACGGGACGTGACGACCCATGGCGAGCACGCCGCAAGACATCCGAAAAATGAAAGGCCACTGGCCATGAAGACCCTTGCCCAGCGCATCGAGGATGCGCAGGCCGGCTTGATCGCGAAAAAGGACAAGCTGACCGAACTCACCAAGGCCGAGACGCTCGACGTCGAAGCCATCGAAGAGATCAACCAGCAGATCGATGCCGATGAACGCGGCCTTACCGCGCTAAAGTCGTCGGAAGCGAAGATCGGCCTCGGCGCCGTGGACAAGTCCGGCGTTACCGCACCTGCGGTCCCTCGCCGTCCGCTCGGCCTTGGGCAGAAGGAAGTGAAGGGGTTGGACCTTTTGGTCCGCGCCCTCGTCGTTCGCGGCGTCGCGCACTTCGGCGGCAAGTCGATCGACCAAGTTCTCGAGGAGCGTTATCCCGGTCACGAAGCCACGGCCATCATCACCAAATCGGACCAGACGATCGGCACAACGACGGTGTCCGGTTGGGCATCTGAACTGGTGCAGACCGTCAATCAGGGCTTCTTGGAGGCCTTGATGCCGTACTCGATTTACCCTGCGCTGCGCGCTCGGGGAATCGGCGTCAACTTCGACGGCATCGGCAGCGTGTCTCTCCCGAGCCGCACTGCCGGCGGAGCGGGCGGTGGGTTCGTCTCGGAAGGATCGCCGATCAGGGTTGGCCGTATCACCACGGCCGCAGTCACGATGACGCCGAGGAAGATGGGTGTGATCGTCCCGTTCTCCCGCGAACTCGCGAAGCGCAGCACGCCTGCAATCGAAGCGCTCGTGCGTCAAGCGATTCTCGAGGATACCGGCGCCATTCTCGACGCGGCAATTCTGGACGCGACCGCGTCCAGCGTAGTGCGACCTGCTGGCTTGCTCTACGGCCTCGCGGCCACGGCAAGCGGCTATGGCGGCGGTGACTATCAGGCTGTCGTTGCGGATCTGAAGGCGCTGCTTGCGCCCTTCTATTCGGCAAATGCCGGAGACAATATCACCGTTCTGATGAACCCTGCGCAGGGGCTCTCTCTTTCGATGATGCCCGGCCCTGGCGCCGCTGGCGAATTCGGATGGGCACAGCCGCTCATGGCTCGGCTCAACATCATCGAATCGACGAACGTCACGGCAGGTCGTTTGATCGCGATTCGCAATTCGGACTTTGCCACCGCTCTCGGCGACGCGCCCGAGTTCGATGTGTCCGAGCAGGCGACCGTTCACATGGAAGATACTACGCCGCTGGAGATCGTCAGCGGCACCGGCCCGGCCACAGCCGATCCGGTTCGCAGCTTCTTCCAGACCGCCACCATCGGCGTACGCATGCTGATGGACGTGTCTTGGGCGATGCGCCGTACTGGCATGGTGCGGTGGATTGACTCGGTGACTTGGTAGCATCTGACAAAATTGACGCGACGCGGGGCCAATCCCGGCCCCGCGTTTTACACTTGTGCGGGCTAGTCCGCGGGAGAAATCAAAATGACAATCCGACGCTTTGTTGTTCCGGTCACTGTCGATGCGAGCGGTGATGCGACAAAATACAGCCCGCCTATCTATGGCAGTCTGGTCTCCATCAGCTATGTCAAAACCGACTACGCCAACGGCGTCGACTTCGTCATCACGGGGGAGACATCGGGCGAGACGTTGTGGGCCGAGACTAACGTCAACGCAGCGGCAACGCGTTATCCGCGCGTCGGAACGCATTCGACTGCTGGCGTTGCGGCACTCTATGCCGCTGGCGGGACTGCGGTGCAGGCCAAGTACGGCCTCGGCGGCGAGCGGGTGAAGATCGTCGTCGCCCAGGGTGGCGTCTCGACGAGCGGCGCTTTCCACATCACAGTTGACGGTTGAGGGTGAAGCCATGACCATTCGCAGGCATACCGTCTCCCTCACATCGGCCGTCGGCGCCACTGGAACGGCCTATAGCCCGTATATTTCGGGCTTCATCGAGTCAATCCAGTATGTGAAAACCGACTACGCGGACGGCGTTGATTTTACGATCACCGCCGAAGCAACCGGTGAGACAATCTGGACACAGGCTGACGTCAACGCTGCGGTGATCGTATATCCGCGGGCGGCGACGCATTCGACCGCCGGCGTGGCCTCGCTTTTCGCCGCGGCGGGTGAGGCTGTGACCGACCGCATCGCCCTCGGCCGCGACCGCGTGAAAATCGCGATTGCCCAGGCTGGAGGAACCAAGACCGGAACATTCGTCATCACAGTATCGGACAGGTGAGATCATGGAGACGTGGTACGTGATGGAGGATGGTTCCGTCGCCGATCCTCGAGAGGTTGTGAACGATTCCACAGGAGTTCTGCGACACAAGGATGGACGTGCGGTTGCTTATGCGCCGCACGGACCACGGACGCGTGGCGTTGATCCGGACGAAGAGCGCGCGAAGCACGTAGCAGCGAAAGCCGCAACGAAGGCGCCGAAGTCGCCAGACGTCAAGGTCGAGCCGAAGGACGAACTCAAGTCCAAGGACATGAAGCCGGAGGAGTCGAAGACCGGCTACACCACGCGCGAGAGCAAGGCAGACCGGTAAATGGTCCCGGGGGGATCAAGACTGGCACCAGGAAGGAACACACCATGAAAGGCGACCACGATAATCTTTATCTGCTGCAGGACGGCACGCAAGCCGACTCTGCTGATTGTTCGGCCGACAAGGCCGGCGTGCTGCGGCACAAGGACGGCTTGGCCGTATGCTTGCGTGATGACGGCAAGCCGATGACTATCGGCGAAAATGCCGTGATAAGCATGAATGTCGATGCCGCGCAGGCCGGCAAGATGGAACACGTTGCAGAAAAGGTCGACCTCTTCGCCGAAACGAAGGTGACCGAAATCGAGAAGCCGGCCGAGAAAAAGGTCGACACTCCTCCGCCGGCGACGCTCGGCGAACCGCACTGATCGAGTGCGTCGATCTAGCCGCATGAACGATAGGTGATGAGTTTGGGCGTTCTGTCGCGCATCTTCGGTCGTCAGCAAAAATCCGTCGAAGGGCAGGTCCAGCCAGGGCCGTACCTGCTCTCCGGCGGATGGCTGTCCGCGACCGCAGGCAAGTTCATGAACTGGTGGCAGAATGGCTATTCGCTCCGCCCGTATGGTGAGTCGGGTGCGATGGTCGAAGCGTGCGTGTCAGCTTATGCGCAAACTGTTGCCATGTGTCCTGGTGATCATTGGAGCTCGACAGATGATGGTGGACGCGACCGCGTGACAACGTCGGCGCTGTCGCGCATCATCCGCAAGCCCAACGACTACCAGTCGATGTCGGATCTTCTGCTAAATCTGACACGTCGCCTTTACAGCAAGGGCGAGGGATTTGCGCTGGGAATCCGCAACTCTCGCTTTGAGATCGTCGAATTGCATTGGATGCGGGACGGTTGGCCTTACGTTGCCGAGGATGGTTCGATCTTCTACCGATTGGCCGGCAACGAGATCGTAGAGCGCCGGTTAGATTTGTACAATCCGATTCCCGCACGTGATGTTCTCCATGTTCGTTTGCATACGCCGCGGCATCCTCTGAAAGGCGAAAGCCCGATTCTTGCCACTACGCTCGAACTGCAAATGTCTGGTGCGGCTCTGACGCAACAGGTGGCGTTCTATCTCAACCAGGCGCGTCCGTCGTTCCTGCTCGAGACGGACATGAAGCTGACGACGACGGAAGCAAACGATCTTCGGCAGCGCTGGGAAGCGCAGACAAAGGGCGAGGGTTCCGGCGGGACACCTATTTTGTCTTGGGGGCTGAAGGCAAAGCCGGCCACAGTCGGAAGCGGTGCTGATGCCCAGCTCGCCGACATGATGAAACTGAGTGATCAGAATGTCGCGCTCGCGTTCCGCATGCCTCTGCAGATTCTTGGGATTGGCGGAACGCCATTTGCGTCGACTGAAGCGCTGATGTCGTCGTGGAAAGCGATGGGGCTTGGCTTCGCGCTCAACCATATCGAGGAAGCGTTCGGCCTGCTGTTCGGACTCAAAGGGTTTCCCGACGAATATGTTGAGTTCGATACGAATGCGTTGCTTCGTTCGTCGTTCAAGGAAATGATCGACGCGCTGTCGAATGGTACGCGGCGCGTCATGGCAATCAATGAGGCTCGCCGCTATCTCGATCTTCCGGCAAAAGCCGGCGGCGATGAGATCCTCGTCCAGCAGCAGGATGTACCGCTGAGCATGGCGGGAAAGATTTCATCGACGGGATCGCCGTCATCTTCGGGTACAGACGCCGCTGGATCCGGCAATCAGGATCCGGCGAAAGCCGCAGAGGAAGTGCAGCGCGTGCGTTCGGCATTCCTAAAAGGGCACAGTGACAATGTCCGCCACGCCGCTTGAAGTGCTGGCCGGGGAACTCGGTGCAGTCGCCGCACGGATCGAGCGTGAGTCGGTGCTGCGGCTTGATGCGGCATTCGCCGATCTTCGGCGAGTCGACGCGGAGCGAGAGCTTCGCCTGACAGCGCTGGAACGGCGCGTCGATGGGCGGATTGCGACGATCAAGGATGGAACTCCGGGCGCGTCTGTCACAGTTGACGACGTGCGGCCGGTTCTGGTCTCGCTGGTGGCCGAGGCCGTGAGCGCGTTTCCGGTGCCAGTTGATGGAAAAAGCGTGACTCTCGAGGACGTGGCGCCGCTTGTTGCGTCCGAAGTCGCGCGCGCCGTGGCGGCGCTGCCGCCGGCGGAGAAGGGTGACAAGGGCGAACCTGGGGAACCGGGGCAGCCGGGTGAGGCAGGCGCTGGCGTGACTCTCGAGGACGTGGCGCCGCTTGTTGCGTCCGAAATCGCGCGCGCCGTGGCGGCGCTGCCGCCGGCGGAGAAGGGTGACAAGGGCGAACCTGGGGAACCGGGGCAGCCGGGTGAGGCGGGCGCTGGCGTGACGCTTGACGACGTGGCGCCGCTTGTTGCGTCCGAAGTCGCGCGCGCCGTGGCGGCGCTGCCGCCGGCGGCGAAAGGCGACAAAGGCGAGCCCGGGGAACCGGGGAAGCCGGGCGAGGCTGGTCGTGAAGGTCTTATGCCGATCGCCAAGGAGTGGACGGACAAGGTTCATTATGCCGGCGTCGTGGTTACGTATGGCGGGGCAACCTACCAAGCGCATCGGGATACTGGCCGCGAGCCTCCGCATGAAGATTGGATTTGCCTCGCCGCGGCCGGACGTGACGGCAAAGATGGTCGCAGCCCCAAGGTGCGCGGCACCTTCAGCCATGACGTGCACGATTACAGCGATCTCGACATCGTTGCCCTGGGTGGCGCTGCCTTCATCGCGCGGCATGACAATCCGGGCCCGTGCCCAGGTCCTGGTTGGCAATTGATCTCGTCGCAGGGAAAGCGTGGCAATATCGGCGAGCGCGGCCCGCGCGGGCCCGCCGGGCCGACGATCGCGCGCATGGACGTCGATGATCAGGGAATGTTGACATTGTTCAACGCCGACGGATCGAAGGTCGAATGTGACCTTTATCCTTTGCTGGCAAAGCTGCAGTGATGCTGACCGTAACCACGCGCGCACCCGATCCGACGCTGCTGACATTGGCTGAGGTTTCCGAGGCCATCGGAACGGACATTCACGACAGCGATGCCGCATTGCGCCGGCTCAATGCGCGCGTCAGCGAACTGCTCGCCGGCGCGTGCGGGCTCGAGCGTGCTGGCGCTGCGGTTCTGACGCTTCGCGAAGAAACCTTGACCGAGACGATCTGGCTGCGCTGTCCGATCGATGTGTTGTACCTGGCGCGCAAGCCGATCGTCGAAGTGCTCACCGTGACGGAAGGGGATTCCCTTTTGACGGTCGCCGACGACTACGAGCAGAACAGCGAACGCAGCCTGCTACGCAGGCAGAGCGGCGCAGCGTCATGGTGGGCCACGGGAAAAATTGTTGTTTCCTATCGCGCCGGCTATCTGGTCGTTCCTCCTGGCCTGAAAGAACTCGCAGCAAAACTCGCCACCACGCTACGCGCCGAGCGCGGACGTGACGGATCGCTCGGCAGCGTCGACATTCCCGGTGTGATCGCTGAGACCTATCGTTACGGTCGCCCCGATGATCCGCTAATTCCCGCCGAGATCATGGAAGGTTTGAAAGACGGCGGATACGTCAATCGGCAAGGCATGGTAGGCTGAGATGGACAATTCCGGCTTGAAGAATCTCGGCGACGTCGCGCTCGCGGCGATCAACGCGGCGACGACGGCGACCGTGATAACATCGGCGTCAGACGATGAGGGCGCGACGCAGCCCTATATCGACCAGGCGCAAGGCGCGCTTGGCGCGACGATCGAGGCGAATTTTGTCTACGGATCCGGCGGCGACACCCTCAAGGTGATTGTCGAAACGACGCTCAATCAGGGAATTACTTGGATCGAGATCGCGCGGCTTGCCTTTGCGCAGGCCTCCGCCGAGAAGGTCATCAATCTGTCGGCGCTGACACCCGTCACGACGGTCTATGCGCCGACCGCGCTTTCCGACGACACCGTCAAGGACGGCATTCTCGGCGACCGCTTCCGCGCGCGTACGCTCAAGGGAGCCGGTGCGGCCTATGCCGGCAACACATCGCTGTCGCTGCGGCTACATCTGCGCTGACATCCATGAGCGTAGCGTCTGCAAAGGCATCTTACGCGCGCACGCTCAAAGAGCGAGTGACGCTGCGGCGTTACACGGGTTCGGGCACTAATCGGCCACGGTTCGATGCGGAGAATATCCGCGCTCGCACGGTCGGGTATGAGCCGCACGAACTCGTCGGCACGATTGTACAGGGCGACCGGAAAATGATCGTGTTCGCGGATGATCTGATTGCCAAGGGATTTGCATTGCCAGTCACGGCGAATGACAAGGTCTGGATGCGCGGCAAGGAAATGGCGATTATCGCGCCGGACGACTCCACCCGACGGGTGGATGGGGTGTTGATCGCGATCGAGCTGCAGGTGCGAGGGTGACCACAGCAAGCGACGCTTACGGCGTCATCCGATCAGTCATTGAAGCGAATGTGCCGAACGATCAAAATGGACGGCCGATCGACTTACGGTTCTATGGTGACCAGGCGCCACTTTTGCCGTCGATTCCGCAGCCATTCGCTTTCATCCTGTTCGATGCATCACGCGCGAGCGTGATCGAGGTCGGCGGCGGACGTGGTGCCAATAGGCACCGCAATCCAGGCATCGCTGCGATCTACCTATTCGTGCCGCAGGACTGGACACTAAAGGTTGCGACCGATCTTGCTGAATCGATCGCGACGCTGTTCCGGTCCTACCGTCAAAACGGCGTCAGTTGCGAAAGCGCAACTGTCTATCCAGGCGGCCTCGGTTCGCAGATGAAGCCACCCGGGACAGATTCCGAAGTCGACAACTACATGTGGGCTTGCTGCGAGATTGAATTCTATTTCGATCTGACCGGCTGAGACCCTTTCCTCAATCCACATCACTAATCCCGCTCATCCGCTGTTGCGGTTAGAGCTTAATGGAGGTCGCCTCATGACCGCGCAACTGATTGCGGAAACTGTATCCGAACGGCTGGTTTTGAAGGCGTACTCGACGGCGACCTATGACGCGGTGAGTGAGCCGGCACCGGCGACCGATCCGGCCGCGACGGGCGGTCAGGTCTGGCGCCATACCGACTCCTTCAAAATGGCGCTTGCTAAGACGGCGTATTCACCGAAGGAAATCCGTATCGATCAGCAACAGCCGATCGACAAACTCGGTTCCAAGTCTTTGTCCGTGTCGGTTTCGACGTTACTTTCGTGCCTCACCCATAAGACGCCTCTCGAGGCGGTGATCGGCGGGACGTGGACGGTCGCGGCGGTGACGTCGGACAACACGACGCTGATCAGCGTGGCGGCAGATTCAACGACATCGAAATTCACCTTCGCGGGCGGCGATACGATCGCGGCGGGATTTTTTGTTGGCGACATTGTCCGATTCACGAATCTTTCCGAGGCGACGGACAATACTGCGAATTACGTAATCACAGGAATCGGCGGAACGTCCAACCGAGAATGGACCGTGTATCCGCCTCCGGCCACCATGACCGCAGATACGTCGTTCACCATAACGACAGTTGGGCGCTCTCTGATCGCACCTGAGACCGCTCCCGTCGCGCGCAAGTTCGCGATCGAGGAATATCAGTCAGGCCCTGACATCGCTCGTCTGGGCACCGAGATTCGGTTCGGCGGGTTCGATCTAAAGGCGGCTCCGAATGCTTTGGCAACGCTCGATTTTACCGGGACCGGGCGCAATCTGGTACTTTATTCAGGCGTCAATGCGCCGTTTTTTACCAGTCCGACCGCACAGACCACGACCGATGTCATTTCATCCATGGATGGGCTGCTGTTGATCGGGTCTGTGGCGATGCCGGTGACGGGGTTATCGATATCGTTCCAGCGCTCACTATCGGCGGCGGTGCAAATCAAAGCGGATGGGTTGGCTGCGGGAGTCGTCGCCAGCGACAACGCAGTTATCTCCGGTGATTTCAGCCTGTGGATGACGGACACGGCGGCGGAGGCTGCGTATCTGGCTGCGACTGAGTTTGCGATCCTCGCCTATCTTCCGGCATCGAATGCGGCGAATACGCCGGCGATGACGTTCTACCTGCCGCGCTGTATCAAGACGTCGGCGGATCCTGCGAGCTCGGGCGGGTCAAAGTCGGTTGCATGCAAGTACTCGGCGGGTCGGCCTTCGACTCCCGGCATCGGCGTCGCCGACACTGCATTGCGCATCGTGGATACCGAGGTGACATGACCGCAACGCAAGGCGTTCCACTTCAGCCAACAGGACGATGAATCATGTCGAAGTTTGCGGGCCTTGCTGCCAATGTTGCGGATAGTTTCAAGGTCGTGTTGATAAGTCCTGAAACCGATCTTCCGATCAAGGACGGTGACGGGAAGGAAGCCTATATCGAGGTGATGTCGCAGGACAGCGACGTCGCCCGCGCGTTCAATCTCGATCAGAACAAGGCCATCAACCGCAAGGTTTTCGGCGGGCGCGGGCAGGAACTCGCCGAGACCGATGATCTTGCGGTGAGCATCGCACGTATGGCGAAGCTCACCCGTAGTTGGTATCTGGTCGATCCATCGACTGGTTCGCTGATTGATGTGCCGTATTCCGAAGCCGATGCCGTCGCGCTCTACACGGCGCCGGAAACACACTGGATTTACCGGCAGGCGCTGGTCGGCTCGGCGGCGCTGAGAAATTTTATCAAGCGCTCGCCGAAGACGCCCTGATCTTCGCCGAGCGTGAGTTCCGCCGGCGCAAGAAAACAAGCGACGGCGCAACCGAGGCGGATCACGAAGAGGCGGGACGACGCATCGCTGAACGGCTTGGGCAACTCAAGCCAGAGGCACATGAGACGAATTCACAGCCTTGCCCTCTCGGCGCACGCCATGTCTGGAATTGGTATTGGGAAATCCGCCGTGGGCTTCCGACCGACGGCTACGGCCTATCGAATGTGACGTGGGAGGCCTTGCGCGCTTGGCGGCTGGAAATGCGAATCGAACTGGAGGCCTGGGAAATCGATCTCTTGATACGCTTCGGTTATTTGCATGCCGTCATTGAATCCGAAGTCGCGGCCCGCAAGGTGAAGTGATGGCGATCAAGGTCAAAATCGATCCACTCGCCATCGATATTCCAGCGATGCTATCGGGCGGAACGCTGGCCGATCAGAAGAAAACGGCAGCGGACTTTGCCCGCAAGGGCATCGCGGACGCCGATCAGATCAACCAGCGCATCTTTGGCCGCGTGCCGCCGCACACGATCACAGTCGATGGAACCCAAGGCGCCGCGCTGGAAACCGTCAACCCAGACGGCGGATCGATCATCGTCGAATACGACCTGATCGGAGATGTTCTGATCTGGATTGCGAAAACGCTGGAGGACCGCTCTCCGATCGTGTCTGGCGCCTACAAGCGCGGACATACACTTTATGCCGACGGCGTGCCGACCGATGTTAATGGCACGGTGCCACAGGCCGACGTTTATACCTTCATCAACACGGTTCCATATGCGCGCAAGCTAGAGGTCGGGAAGACGGAAAAGGGTCGCGCCTTCCTCGTGCAGGTTCCCAATAGAATCTACGAGCGCACAGCCAACGATGCCAGGCGGAAGTTTCACAACTCTGCTGATATCCAGTTCGGATATGCGGAAGCGGTCAACGCCTACCGGCTCAAAAACAATCAGGCCGCTCGGCATTTCTTGAATGGTGGCCGAGTTTATATCGAGCCATCGCAACGCAAGGATCGCGCGGCTGGATCGGCCGTCAGTTCTCCCGCCATCATCGTCAAGCTTCGAAAATCCTGAGATTAGACGGACTCCATGGCCGACATCACGGAAGCCATCAAACGGCTGACCTATCTGTTCACGTCGGATGGGGCCGATAAGGTCGCCTCCGATATGAAGGCGGTCAATGATGCCGGCACAAAGCTGACGGCTGGAACGATCAGTGTCAGCGAGCAAAATCTTTCACTCGACAAGTCATTCGCTGGCCTCGAGCGCAGGTACGTCACTGCCATCCGCAATGATCAGGATTTTGCCAAGGTCAAAAGCACGCTCAACGATGCGGTCAAGCAGAATCCGGCGCTGCAGGATCGTGCTAATGTGGTCCTTGCGGCAGCAGCAGAACGCTACGGCCAGGCTGGGGTTGCCGCGCGCGCGTTCTCGGCGGCCACCTCTGGCGTGTCCGGCCAATTGATCGCCCTGTCGGCCGGCGCTGGGCCTGTGGGGGTGTTTCTGGCGGCGCTCGGACCTTGGGGACTGGCGGCGGCGGCTGGAATCGGCCTTTTGATGGCCGCGTTTGAAAAGGCGACGTCGCTCGCAAACGCAGCCATTCAACTCGAAAAGTTCTCGGAGACGACCGGGCTTGCGACCGATCAATTGCAGGCGCTCACACAGGCTGCCGCGCGCCATGGCGTGCAGGCGCAGGATACAATCAGCGCCATTCAGCGCTTTACCGCCGCATGGGATGAACTGCGCAATGGCTCGGGCACGATGCTCGACCAGATCAGGAAGGTCGATGGCGGTCTAGCCGATCAGATGCAGCGTACGACCGATGTGACGCAGGCACTTAATCTTTTGGTTAGGGCGATTCAGCAGTATGACGCAGCCGGAAATATCGCGTCCCGCAATCAATTGTTGCGCTCGGCGGGTGGCCGAGGCGGCATCGGCTCTCTCACTGGCGTTGCAGAGGCTGTCAACCAGGCAGGTGGAATCCAAGGATTGACGGCGCAGACGGCAGCGCAAGGCGGGATTGTCGATCCGGCGTTGCTGACGCGATTGCGGGATTTGCAGACGGAAATCGATGAGACGAGGAAGCGTACCGAAGAAATGCTCGCATCGATGAACGCCGAGAGCCTTAAGAAGATCGAACTTGCCTGGGTTCAACTTGGGGAAAATGGCGCCAAGGCGCTCAAGAAACTCAACGACGAACAGTCCAATATGAATTGGTTTCAAAAGTTCTTCGATAATGTCAATCGGGCGGAACAAGAATACGCGAAAATGGGGGCTGCGCCGGCAGCCTCCAGCGCTAAGCCGAGCTGGTTATCAAGCGTGCAACCTCCCTCCAATTATGCCGGCGGCATTGGTAATCCGTTGGATTCTATCAATCCGGGCGGAACTTTCACGCTGACCGGAAACTTAACGCCGCAGGCCATCTCCGAACAGTGGAAGACCTATACAGCAGCGCTCGGTCCAGCGGCGTCGGCGACCGAGAAATTGCAAGCCAAGTTGGCTGATCTGTTTGCGCAATATTCGTCCGGCAAAATCACTGTTGAGACCTATAATCGCGCCGTCTCCGGTGAAAATCTTCAAACAACGATTCAGCTCGAGGGGCAGCGCATCGGATTGCTCGGCGAGGCGGCATCGGTCACCGATCTTTTGAAGCAGAAGCAGGATCTCATCAATAAAGCGCGTCTTGAGGGCGTGAAGATTACGTCCCAGGAAAGTTCGGTGATTCTCGCTTCCGTCGCCGCACAGCGGCAATCATCCGACACGCAAATTCTCACTGCCAATAATGTCGTCACAGCCGAGACATTACGCGCCACAAAACTTGCGGAATTGAATGTGCTGCTGGGCCAGCACAAATTGACCCAGGATCAGGTCAATATATCGGCGAAGACCTATGAGAAGACGATCCGTGAAACGATCGAAGCGCAACAGGTGCAGAAGTCTTTATATCCGCAACTCACGCAGCTAATGCTCGATTCCGGCAATAGTTATAAACAAATCGATAACTTCGCTACCAGTTCTCTCAACAACCTGGTGACGGCACTAGATTCGATCGTCATGCATACGTCGTCTGCCAAAGACGCGTTTCGGAACCTGGGCACTCAAGTCCTCAGCTCCCTTGATCAAATGGTGATAAAGATGGCAATCGTGCAGCCGATCGCGGCTGCGCTGCAGGCGACGCTTGCCGGCACCAGTTCTGGCGGGTTCAATTTCTTGAGCTTCTTGGGATTGGGCGGATCGTCGTCATCGGTTGCGAGTGGTATCGCCGGGAAAGAAGCTACGTCGATCGCGCATTCCGGCGGCGTCATCGGATCGGACAGTTTTGCCGGCCGCTACGTTCATCCCGCCTATTTCGAAAATGCGCCGCGATTCCATTCCGGCGGCACGGTTGGTGCAGACGAAGTACCGATCATCGCTCGGAAAGGAGAAGGCGTGTTTACGCCAGCTCAGATGGCGGCAATGGGCGGCGGCGGTTCCTCTATATCCGTCACGAACCATAACGATTTTCGTGGCGCTGATCCGAACTCGGAGGCGCGCATCCGCGCCGCGCTTGCGCAGCAAAAGCAGGACATCCTCAGACAGATCGTGCCGATGGTCGATAAGGCGAAGTCTCAGCAGCCCGGACTCTTGCGCACGGCGCGGCAATGACCACTCCAATCTATGAATTTCCGCGCGGATGGTATCAGTTTTCCAGCCGCAAATATCCGTTGCAATCCGTATCGCAGGTCTCGCCGTCGATGCCACTCTTAGGCATCAAGCGAGTGGCGCGCGGAGCTGCGCAGATATGGACCTGCGAATTCACAATGACGCAGCAGCAAGACCCGGATCGCCAGCAGATCGAGGCGTTCTTTCATCGTCTCGACGGGCAGGCTGGTCTGTTACGGATGGGTGATCCGAGCCGGCTCGATTTTTGGTATAATCGCAGCCTTATTGGCACACGTAGAACTTTCACGGATGGAACATCGTTCACGGATGGAACGGGTTTTGCCGACGGTTTGATGCCGCCGACGGCCTATGTGGCTGCCGTGGCGTCGAAGGGCGACAGCTTCATCGAGTTTGGTGGGCTGCTGGCATCAACCGCACAGGCGCTCACGCGCGGCGACGTGTTCGAGATCGCACCGAACGGCATCCGTGCCTTGTTCCCGCATTTTTACGAGATCATGCACGGTAACGATACTGATGCAAACGGGTGCGCTGGCGTCGAAATCAGGCCGCGATTGCGTCAAGGGATCGCCGTCGGAGATCAAGTGATTTTCTCTTATGCGTGTTCGGTGTTCAGAATGATCGACGACTCGCAGGCGGTCATCGAAGTGACGCCGCCCGTCGTTGGAAATCTTGGCTTCTCTTTGGTTGAGGCATTGGATCAGGTGCCATGAGCCGGCCACTGACACTCGCCATGGCGAAGGCTTTGAAGGGCGGCGCGCCGCGCGCGATCTTTGCCGCGGTTGATCATCCGTCCGGCATAGGCCGGTTCTGGACCGGGCTCGGAAGTAAGGACTGGGACGGCCCTACGTGGACTGGGTCTGGCCTGCTCGGCGGCGTGTCGCCGGTCAAGGCGACATCGGAAATCGCAATCCAGGAAATCACTTTCTGGATGTCTGGCGTCGACCTCGATATTGTCAATCGGCTCAACGGCGATATTCACAATCTAACTGGCGATGTGTGGCTTGCTTGTCTCGACAACCAGGATCGCGTCATCGCCGATCCATATAAACTACTGAATTCCGTCCTCGATTACCAAACATTCAAGCTCGACGACCAAGGCACGGCGACAGTTTTTATCACGGCGCGCACCGGATTCGTCTGGCTCGAGCGCTCGCTTGATACTGCGTGGACCGATCAAAATCAGCAGTTGGCCTATCCGGGTGACACAGGCAACAGCCTGATCGATGGGCTGCAGAATAAAGACATTTTGTTCACATGGTAGCTGATGCGCGTATGCGCCTCGATGCGGCGTTGAAGATATGGATGGCGCGCGCCGCCCGCACGCAGGCGATCTGGGGCCATACCGATTGCACGCTCATCTGGGCAAACGTCATTCGTGATGCGCTCGGATACGACCCGGCAGCGCTGTACCGCGGCAAGTTTTGGTCACCAGGCGGGCTGAAGCGTGTGCTTGGCGTCGGCGGTCTCGAGGCCGCGCTCGACCTCACGGCGGAAAAGTATAGCTGGCGGCTGATCACACCCGATCATGCAATAGTTGGAGATATCGGCATGGTTCGCGTTCCAGTCGGAGGGCCGCTGACGCGTCGGGTCGTGACCATCACTGCGATATGCCGCGCGCCAGATTGGTTTGTGCTCCGCGGCGTTGCCGGGTTCTCGGCCTGCCGCGCCAAAGTCGTCAAGAAAGCCTGGGCTGTCGTCTGAATCATGCAGATCATCACGATTGTCCTAATCCTGCTGATCGGCGGGACGCTGCCGGCCGCCGCCGAGCCGGTGTCGACCGCCATCGGCCTGACGGCGCTGATCGAGGGATTTGGCGCGACGGCAGCAGTCGCCGGCGCGATCGGCGGCGCGATCGTCGGCGGTGCCATCTCGGCTGGAATCTCGCTTGTCGCTTCGTTGTTGCAAACGTCGCGCGGTGACGGTCTAGGATCTGATCTCGGCATCAATAGTTCGGAGCAGCGCTATACGGAACGCCAGGCAATCCCGTTCAAGCGGATAATCTTTGGGTCGGCCTATGTCGGTGGCGCGGTCGGATTTGAGGATTTCAAGGCGCCATACTTCACGATCGGGCTATGGCTTAATGATGGCGTGATCGCCGGCATCGACAAGATCTGGGCGGGCACAAACCTCCTGGCGTTTTCGTCGATCACGGAAGGATCGATCCTGATACCCGCGGCGGTCGATGGCCAGCCAAACTATCCGGCCCGCGTCAGCGTTTCTTTGCGGTTTGGATCGCCGACACAGACACTCGATCCGTTGCTCGCGGCGACCTATCCGAGCCTTGATGCATCTTTCCGTCAACGCGGAATTGCAACAGCAGTCTTTCGCTGCCACGTCGGCGCCAACCAGCAGGAATTTGTCTCGCTCTATGGCACCAACGGTCCACGCCAAAATTTATTTCTGCTTGTGCGCGGTGGCGTTGTTTACGACCCGCGCGATCCAACCCAGGACATGAACGATTCATCGACCTGGAAATGGTCGAACAATGCGTCGCTGATTCAGGCATTCTACATCACGCGGGATTACGGCGGACGCATCCCGATGTCGATCATCGACTGGGTTAAAGTTGCCGATGCTGCGAACTACGATGACGATCTGATTGGGTGCAACGACGGCACACTAATGCGCCGTTATACGATCGACGGCTTGGTGACGACGGACCAAAAGCCGTTTGATGTGATGACATCGATGTTGACCGCCAATCGCGGCATGATTCTGCAGGCTGGCGGTAAGGTCTGGGTGAACTCATCGAAACCGAAGACGCCGATCGCCACCATTCGCGACGCTATCCTCGCCGGCGGCATCGAGTATCGCGACGCCAAGCCGAAAAAGGACATGCTCAACAAGGTGCAGGCGCGCTGCATCGATCCGCGGCAGACCTATCAGACGGTCGATGTCCCGATCCTCGAAGACACGGCCTTAATCGCGAGCGACGGCGAGGCGTTGCCAGGCACGCTCGATCTGCCGTTCACCGCCGACTACCGCACGGCGATGCGATTGCAGAAGGCCTATCTCGCGACATCACGCCTAGGGAAGACGCTCACGTTGCGGGTCGATGTGACGTGGCTCGCCGAGCTTTCCGATGAGCCAATTGGCAACGCGATCACCTTCGACAGCGATCTCTTCTCGGTCGCCAACGGCACATATCTGTGCACGTCGGCCGGATTTGCCGACGACTTCAACTCGATCGAAATCGCTCTGATCGAATACGACGCCTCGATCGAAAACGATTGGACGCCCTCCATCGACGAGCGGGATTTTCCGCTGCCCAGCCTCAGTCTGAGCTGACATGACGACTTATCTCGATACGTCCAACGCGATTCCGGCGGTCGGAAATGTCACCAAGGCCACGTTGCGCACGGCGTTTGTCAAGCGCGTCGCATATTGCCTGGCTGATTCCGAAGATCTGCGCACGCTTACGGTTGTCGATCCAAACGACGGCACGGTGCCGCTCTATATCATCCAGGTCGGCCGTAGTTTCGAATACGACTCGACGGATTCAACAACGGCGCATGACGGCACGAGCTGCCTTGTGTCCGCCGACGGCAAGCGGTTCAAGACAGTCACTTTCTCCTATCCGCATTCTGTGCTTTCCCGCACGCTGACGGCGCCGCCTGGATCACCTTCCGTCGGCGACCGCTACATCGTGGCAACGGCCGCGACGGGTGCATGGTCGGGTCATGATGGTGCTATCGCGGTCTACACTGAGCGCGGTTGGCAGTTCGTCACGGCGCCCGAAGGAAAACAGATTTATGTCGAAGCGGAGACGGCCTATTACCATCTCGATGAGTACGGCGCATGGGTTGCTGGCCTTGGCTCGATTGTGCTTGGTGCCGGGACGGTTGCACCATCGTCGCTGACCGGAGGCGGCAAGCGCGTTAAATGGTTCCCCGAAAATCAGACGACCAACACGCCGCCCGCGGTCACTAACGGAACAGAATACATTATCGGTCCATCGCCGACCGGCGCCTGGTCCGGCGATGCTGGCAAGATCGCTCACGGCGAAGGTGGATCATGGATTATCTATACGCCGGCCGCCGGGTGGACCGCCTACGATAAAAGCCTGGGCGTGGATTATGAATTCAACGGGTCGGCCTGGATTGCTCAATCGGGAGCAATCATCGGTTCAGGGACAACGCCGCTCACGACGACAGGATCGACAACCACTGGCGGGTCTACATATTATACATTTTCAGCGACGTCGGCACCGACCACTAGCAATACCTACCGTGAAGATTCTGTCACACTAAGTTATAAAGCTAAGAAATCAGGCGCGCGGTTGCGTTTTACTTATGAATTTGAAAATACCGATAATACGTCTCCGACGTGTGCACTGTTCATCGACGCCACTTCGAATTCAATCGCGTGGAGTTCTACAAATATAGGAAATAACGTCATCAATTCAGAGATGACATCGGCTGATGCATCAAATCACGTCTATAAAGTCAGATTGCTTGTAGCTACTCCACCCACCCCGGCTTCTGCCCCTACGCGCCGCCGCCTTTCCGTCCTGGAGTTTGCCTGATGGCTGGAATCAAACATCCTGCCGCAGACGTCTATCCGAGCGGATCGAACGTCGCGAAAGCTGATGTGATTGCGCTTGCGAAGAGAACCAATATGGAAGTCGCTGACGCTGACGAAATCAGAAACGGTGACTGGTTGGGGCAATACGGGCTTCTTTTCGTCGCTTCGCTCAGTGGCTGGTTCAAGATTGACACCAGCGATACAACGACAGCGGATAACGGCGTCAATTGCATTGTCGATGCAAACGGATTGCGGTTCAAGCTTGTGCCGACCGGCGGCGTCACGTTCCGCGATGAAACGACGTCCGGAAATGTCACACTGTTGGTGACGGACGACGTCGTTCGCCTCAAGCCGACCGTGCCGCAAGCACGTCAGGTCACTATCCCCGCAGGGATCACGAAGACGCTCACGGTGCGCGACACGTCGCGCGTCTGGGCAACATACAACTGCAGGTTTGTCGGTTCCGGGGGCGCCACGATCAACGGCGCGACGTATTGGGACGGAACGATCGACGCTGGCGAATTCACGTTCACTCCGGACGGCGCTGGCAATATCGAGGCCCGCGGCGTCGGCTGATCGCTAACCCCAACCCAATTTTCTCCTGACTATCTTCTGAAGGAACCATCACCATGCTTCGCATGATGAAGGCGACGATTGTCGCTATACTCTCATATGCGCTCGTGATCGGGTCCGCGGTTGCGCAAGTCGCGCCGCAGAATTCCGTCTATACGGGACCGGCAAGCGGGGCAGGACAGGCGACGTTTAAGACCGCATCGACGTGGTTCGATAATCTTTGCAATTCGACGGTTGGCCAGATTTGGGTGCGCGCTACTGGCGCATGGGGATGCAGCTCACTCGGTTACTACAACCCGGCATGGTACGCGAATATCAACGCCGCCGTGACTGCGATAGGATCGACGCAGACGACGTTGCGTATCTCGGACGCGGAAACTCTTACGGCGTCCCTGACGATCCCAAGCACCCTCACGCTTCAAGTCGTCGCTGGCGGATCGATAGTCAAGGCGTCGACCTACACGCTGACCATCAACGGGCCGTTTTTGGCACCTCTTGCGCAAGCGTTCTCCGGATTTTCTGCCGGTGACGTGACGTTTGCCAACGGGGCCGCTTATGAGTTCCCCGTCGACTGGTGGGGTGCATCTGCGGCGGCAAGCGCGGCGACGAACCGAGTCGCGTTCAACTCGGCGGTTCAGGCGTCGTGGGGGCGCGGAAAAGTCACGGTGGGATCGGGCACGTTCAGCCTGTGCGGAACGGGAGCGCAATCGGCGTCGAACGGCGCAGCCATCATCAACAATCAAGCCATCAACACAGGTCTAGCGCCGACCTACATTAAGGGTTCTGGCCGAAGCCTGACGGTTTTGCAAGCCTCAGCATCCTGCAACTACAACGTTTTAGAGAGTGTCAACACCGCCAACACGCAAATCGAGTTGCCTGTCACGCTGGAAGAATTGACGATCGACGGGAATGGCGCGAACCAGACCCAGCAGGCCGCGGGCGACCGCTATCAGAACGGCGCTTATTTTCAGAACTCTGGGCCAATTGTCCTGAACAAAGTCAGCTTCACCGGCGGATCCTACCACGGGTTTAACGCCAACGCCGTCACCGATCTGACGATGAACGCCGTGCGCACCCACAACAATTGCAGTGATGGCGTGGTTTTCAATGGGAACGTGGGGGCCGGACTTTATGGTTTGCGCGCGATTGGAGATTTGGAGACCTTCAATAACGGACGGTCTGACTGCGGGACAAAGCTCGACTTCATCAACATGGGCGCGGTTGTGTTCGAGCAGATCGGCGCTAACCTGCGCATCACTTCATCCGGGCACACCACGCACCAAGCACCGAACGGAGCCAACCCCTACAGCGGCGGCGGATTAGTGACGAGTTATCTGTTTGACAGCAAGATCGACCTAACCTCTAACGGCGACCGCACGGCTTGGTATCCAGACGCACTGACACAGAACAACAAATTGACGATCATGTGTCGTAACGCGGCTAACTACTGCGTGGACGACACTAACGGAACTGTGGGAGCGGCGAGCGCCGTGGCCGGAAATACGATCGTCGCTAATTTCTCGCAGTCTGCTTTATCGTTCCATCTTGGCGCCGCAACAGGACTGTGGTCGCGCAATACGATCAGCGGCTATGCGCTTGACACGACCGCCGGCGGGATCACACAAATCTTTGTCCTTGGCCCGAACTACACAGGAACAAATATCGTCACGAACTTCACCGCCGGCAACGTTCTCACGTCGAGCACGCTCGACAATATGTTTAAGTTCTCGTCGGCCACGGCTGGAAGCGCGAACTACTACAACAACATCTATGTCGTCGGAACTTTTACAGGATCTATTTTTAACGGGCAAGACTCATCCGACGTGATCTGCGGCGTGAAGGGATACGCGACGGAGGCGGCGGCGTGCGCAACCTTCCTTAACCTCGGTGCCGGCGTCGGAGCGTGGACAGGACTAACGTCGTTCACGTCCGGCGGCGTTCCTTACTTTAACTCAACCTCGGCGGTAGGAACGTCCGCGCTGCTCACGCAATATGGTCCCATCTACGGAGGTGGAGCCGCTAATCCTCCGGTGTCCATGGCGGCAGGAACGAACGGACAGCTCATAGTCGGCCAAACCGGTGCTGCACCGCTTTGGAAAACCATCACCGGCGACGTGACGTTCACAGCGGCCGGCGCTTCTGCGATCGGTTCGACCAAAGTCACGAGCGCGATGCTTAATGCTGACGTGTTCTCGACTGCGCACACTTGGGGAACGAATAGTCAGATATTTTCGGCCCCTCCGGTCATGCAAAACACCGGAGAGGCAATGCGCCTGGAAGGCACTAACGGGTTCCTTTCATTCTACACGACGAACTCTGGCGCGCGTACCGGGTATATTCAGGGCGGCTCTGGCCAGATCACGATGGCCGGCGACAGCACGAATAATTTCGTGTTCAACGTCGGCGGCTCTGATAGGTGGCGGTTCGACAACCTAGGAAAGTTAGTATCCCTAGGGGCGACTAACACGATCGTGCTTAAGCAGGGATCGAATGGATCAACCGGAACGTTCGTTTGCACAAGTGGAGGCAGTATTAATGTCGCCAATACATTTGCAACGACGGCCGATGTGATTGCCATCAGTTTGCAGGTGGCGGGTGGAACCATATCGACGCCACCGGCGGTAAGTGTACCGCCAAACGGCACGCAATTTACAGTGAAATGCGCTACGTCCGACACGGGAACATATGGTTATGCGATAACGAGAACAGCGCCTTAAAGGCTTGCTTGTTCGAAGCTTCCGCCATGTTGGACATACTTCCAGAATTTATGGTCAACAAAAAAGCTGGTGGCGTGGCAGCGTGAATACATCACGTAGTCGACAGACGTTAGGAACCTATAAATCTCTGAACTGGACGGCTCATCGAACAGGAACGCTCCATCCTCGATAGAGATTAGCCACGGCCGGTCATGCTCCCATCGCCCTGAATCCAGAACCGCGAGTTCGGTAGCTTCCACGTCGATGTTGAGATAGTGAATTGGTTGCGAGCCGAAATAGCGCTCTATGATAACCGCAAGCGCCAACTGTTCAACATCGATCGGGGCCGGCAATGGAATGTGCGCATTCTCAGCCTGTGCCTTGGCAAATTGCACTGATGCTGTGTTGCTCGCGCAATCATCTCCGAAAATATAAAATCTGGCCGCTTCATTCGGTCGTTTAACGATGGCGTTCAGATTGTAATCGTCGGGTCGGACCTTACGGAAAATATCGATCGCCTTCGAGTTCGCGTCGATGTTGACCCCCCGCCATCCGCGCCGATGCAGCAGCGCTGTGTTCGAAAATCGATGCGGGTGGTAACACCCGACATCGAGATAGCGGCCATGTTCGAGTGTCGGGAATAAATGTTCGACAATGATGTCTTCCCCAAATTGTGAATATGATATTCGATGATATTGAGATTCCGCGATGTTCATGGCCGAGCCTCATTGAAGGGACGGCTAGTCTACTCCGCAAAGTCCCAAAGAAAAACCCCATGACCCTCTCCGCCCTAGTGGCGGGCGCTCCCTTGAAGCAGGGGGGGGCGTGAGGTCGCGGCTGCCGCTTTTCCTACATAAACCAAGGAGTCATCGGCATGTTCACCGAAGCAATGCTCCGTTCTCTGTGGCCGCATGGCGATGTAAAGGTGCCCGGTCTCGTCAAAGGCATCGCCGACGCTGCTCCCACCGTCTTTCCGAAATACGGCCTGACGTCCGACATCGTCGTTGCTCACGCGATGGCGCAATTCAGCCACGAATGCGGCGCTGGCAATGACATGGTGGAGAATATCCATTATTCGCCTGCGCGTGCTGTGCAGGTATGGCCGAGCCGCTTTCATAACGTTGCCGACGTCTATCGCGCGATCGGCTCGTTCGAGGGCGATCCAGACTTCGCTGGAAAGCTGATCGATAGCGTCTATGGCCATCGCATGGGCAACCGTCCCGGCACCCATGACGGCCGCAACTTCATCGGCAGGGGTTTGTCGCAAACGACCGGCCGGGAAGGCTACGAAAGGCTCGCGGCCAAGACTGGGCTGGACGTCGTCAATCATCCCGAACTCGTTAGCGATCCAGCGCACGCGCTGGAATGCGGCGTTGCAGACTTCGTTCTTTGCGGCTGCTTGCCATGGGCTCAAAAGGACGATCTTCACCAGGTCACGCAACATCTCAATGGCGGACAGATCGGCGCTGATCAGCGCGCAAGCTGGCTGCGGACCTGGAAGCGCGCGATGGGTGTGAACTGATCACCTCGCCGCTATCAATATCGCACACCCCCAAACCCCATAGGATCAAAACCAATGACCCCGACCAAAGAGCAATACGCCGCCGCTACTTCCGCCATCCTTGCGGACCTCAAGGAAGAGATCAAAGCCTACGTGCCGGCGATGTTTCAAAGCCGCATCCCAGCCGATGGCATCGCTAGTCTCAGCGCTAAGCTCGCCAAGGCGGGGCTTGATGCTGCTGCAAAAGTTCCGCAGGGGCAATGACCAATGATCATCCGTTTCATTCGCGGGACCAGTTGGGAAAGCACAGCCATCGCGTGGCAGGAGAAAACGGCGATGCCGTTCACGCCGAGCCACGTCGAAGCCCTGAGCGAGGACGGTAAGAGCTACATCGGCGCGCATATCGACGGAGGGGTGCGCGCACGGCCGCTGCATTACGCCGATGGGCAGATCGCGCGACTTCCTCCTGGCTATGACGCTGACGTGTTTCCCGAGGGGCTGTGCGAACTGCTTCTCAAGATCGACGCCACTCCTGACCAGGATCGCAAGTTTCACGATTTCATGGTCAGCAAAATAGGTCAGCCCTACGACTTCAAGGCGATCATCGGATTCCTTCTTCCCGAGCACGAGCACTCGTTCGATCACTCGATCTGCTCGGCGGTGGTCTCTCTCGCGTTGCGCGCGAGCGGCTGGTTCCGGTGGCGCCTTGCGGCGCCGGCCCATCTGGTAGATCCGCGCGACCTCCTGCTCATCATGAGCACTCACATGCAGATACCGGGAGTTTGAAAATGGACACGAAATCTGTTTTGGCGGCGGCTCTCACGGCGGCGGCGCGCGTCGCTCTGGTGGGCGCGGGTGGTTGGTTGGCGAACCACGGAATTATGCAGTCAAGCGGCATCGAGAGTTTTGCCTCCATCGGCGGAGGCGTGGTTCTTGCCCTAGGAAGTGCTTGCTGGGACGTGTGGACGCAGTACGTCCAGCCCGTCATGATCGCCCGGCTGGAAGTCTGGAAGATGAAGGCGCTCGATCGCGCGGCTGCGCTGCGATCTGCCGGCATCGCCGTTCCTGCGGCGCCGACGGCCGAGCGGGTCGATGCAGCGACACCATCGAGCGTCACCCCGGCAATTGCCGCGCAGGCCGTGGCGGAAGTGACAAAGGCTGCGGTTCCTGTTCTGCTTGTGGCGATTGGACTGGCGCTGCTTGTCGCGCCGGCATCCGCGCAAAGTGTTGGGAACACGCTGCGAGGAATTGCTCAGAGGAACGACGCGAACGTGACCGGAGACGCCGTGAAGTCCGGTGGCACAGCCAATCCGCTGCTGAAGCCGTTTCAGGACATCGCGGCATTCATCGGCGAGGACATCGACGGCGCCATCACGTTGTCGACGCAGATCCCAGCCATTCAGGACGGTCACGGACAGCAGTGCCTTATGGCGCTCAAGTCCTATGGCGACATCGTGAAGGCGCATCCGATCCCCTTGACGCTACATCTGGCGATGGACCTGGAAGCATTTCGGCTGGCGCAGATCGCGACGAACCAGCTTTGCACCAACGTCCACTGCACACAGGTGTTCGCGGATGCGAGCGCCACGGCGCAAGCGGCCTCTCCCGTCCCATTGCTGATCCCGAGCCTGCACGACCTGTGTGCAAAGGTTCCGCAGATCGCCGTCGTCCCTCCGATTACGTCCGCGGCGCCGGCCAGCACTTCTGCCAAGTAAAACGGTGAACAGCGCGCACCTCTCTTATGAGAAGTTTACGCCAGGCATATCCACACAAGGACACACGCTATGTCGCTCGGAACGATTCTGCTGATCATCCTCGTCGTTGTTCTACTGGGTGGGTTTTCCGGGTTCGGGGGTGGCCCGTTCTACGGCACCGGATATTACGGCGGTGGCGGGCTCGGCTTGATCGTCGTCGTGGTGCTGATCCTCGTCTTGCTTGGCAGGCTATGAGGCAGGGCATCCAAAACTAGCGGGCCAGCCGACCAGATACAGCTAGTCGGCCAGCCCTACCACCACGATCAAAGCCTGAGGGATCATGATGGCAGTGGAATTCAAGCACGTTGACCGCCTTTCGGCTACTGGGGGCGGGTTGAAATGAGTGAACGCCCGGCAAGCATTTTAGATAGGAAAACGCTGATACCGGTCGGATCGGCATTTGCTCTTGCTTGCGGACTTTTTTGGGCGGGAGGAATTTATGCGGATTGGAAGAGCCACGAAAAGCTAGACGTCCCGGCTAAATTCGAGGCGATACAGGGAAAAATAAACGCTGTCGCGCTGGACGTCGCGCTGATCAAAGGTCGCCTCGGAATCACGACGTCGGATCATCGTGCAGGTATTGATCCCACATCGTCATTATCAGAAACCACGCCGCCACAGCTACAACTGCCGCCAGCATGGCGACAACATAAGGCGGGGTTTGCTGAATAAGGTCTCGGAGCATGGGGCACTCCTCTCCTCGTGATCAACTTTTTCATACGCTTTTTGTGCCGTGGCGATGCTCAAAATTACACACTTTGAAATCAAATCATCGAGATTGCCATGACCATCGAACAACACGTGGCCATCATCACGTCGCTCGCGACGTTGTTCGCGGCGGTCAGCGGCATGTTTTTGGCTTTAGCTGCGTTCAGAGCTTCTATGAGAACGTCTGCGAAAATCGATCAGGTGGGCGCACGCGTCGAGGAAGTCCACACCGCGACCAACGGCCTGACGGTCAGGCTTGAAGCTGCTGCGAAGCGTGAAGGTGTCGCAGTCGGAACCGCCGCAGGTATCGAGCAAGGCGTGCGACAAGAGCAAGACCGCCGCTAGGCGGCCAAACTTCTGCGTTCCCTTCAACAACAGCACGGGTGGATTATGAAGGCCACGATGATCGCGGCTCTCGCCGCTATTTGTCTTGTGACTTTCTCGACGAATTCAAATGCAAAAGTGGTCAAGCGATCTTCCGAGTATGCCGTCGGAGGCGCTATCGAATGCGATCAGCGATATCCGCACACTTGCGACGTGCGCGGATATGAGCCGCCGACACGAAAGGCAGCGGCGCAGTCTCGCCGGCACTTTCAAGGTCGGAATGTTCGTGATCATCGTCACTACAGGCATCATCGCGAATCTTCTCGCGAGTTCCGCGCTGCCACTGTTCATTCGCGAAAGATGGGCAAAACGGCGCACGTCGCCGCGGCCGTCGCGCCGGCATTCCAGGGCTTTTTGAACGATATCGAGGACGCAGGCGCCCGGATAAAATTCATGGGCGGAATCCGTCCCGGCCGGTGCATCGTTCCCGATAGCCTGCATCCATGCGGGCGGGCGATCGACGTCTGCCAGTTCAAGCGGAACGTCGTCGACCGTGCCTGTTTTTCCGCGGTATCGCGAGGATCGATCAGCCGCATTGCTCATCGATGGGGTCTGGTCGACGGCGGCGACTGGCGCCATGCGGACTTCGGACATTTCGAGGTGCGTGATCTGTCTGCGGCGTTCTCTGCGATCAAGCAAAATGCGCGTGCTGATCTCCAAAAGGAGACCGCATCGGATGATCCACCGGTGCTCGAGCAGGCGAACGTGCTGATCGGAAACATTCTGGACGGGTTTCGTTCGTTTCTAGTCGCCACGGCGCGGCCAGGAGGAACGATGACGAGGCAGGGGCTGAGTGTCGCCATCGGCCGACTGCATCCAACCTTCGCGAAAAATCTCGCGGCGACGATCAAGCAGGCTCGAGCTAATGGCATCGAGGCGCAGCCCTTCTCCTGCTATCGGCCGCCTGCGTTCGGCGTTGGCGGCTATCGCGACAAGTTCAATTCCCTGCACGCTTATGGACTCGCCTGCGATATCGCTGGGATTGGAAGGCCGGGATCGAAAACGGCCATCCGGTTCTACAGGATCGCGAAAGCAAACGGCGTATTCAATCCCTACGGTCCGAGCAACCGCGCCGAGTTCAATCATTATCAGGGCGTGCCGGTGACAGGCCGCGCGGTCGCGCGCGTGCTCAAGCCAACTATCACTGCGAATGGTCCGAAGGATCTGAGCAAGATGTGGACGGTCGCCGACGCCGTGATCGCCAATCCCCCACATGATGACCGATCAGGACATAAGCGGCATCACTCGCGACATCATCGTGTTGCGTCGATGTGAGGTGTAACGTGACCGTTCCCGCACCCGTTCTGCACGATCTCGACGCAGATATTGTCGTTATGATCGCGCTGCTGATCGGCGCGGCGATTGCTGCATATGTCGGTATGTGGCGATGATGTCTGAAGCCACGTAACACATGAACCTCGCGTGGCTTCGCGAGAAGCCCGGTCGGGGGTAGCCACCCGGCCGGGCTTTTTCGTTTCAATGACGAAATTCAATTTCATGAAATCCATCATCATCGCATTGGCCATGCTCGCCGGCATCGCGCCCGCGCGCGCTGAAACCGGAATCGCATCGGTCTACAGCGGGCACTATTCCGAAGGTGGATCACGAACAGCCAGCGGCGAGCGAGTGCGCGCTAATGCGCTAACGGCCGCGCATCCAAAATTGCCATTCGGAACGCGTGTGAAGGTGACAAATCGCGCCAACGGAAGATCGGTCGTGGTGAGGATCAATGATCGCGGGCCGTTCAAAAAGGGAAGGGTGATCGATCTCACACCGACCGCAGCGCGCGCGATAGGATCAAAAGGATTGGCGAGAGTGACGCTCGAGGTTGAAGGTCGGTGAGATCGACTGGTGTAACCCGCACCACTTTGCTCGCGATTCTCATTGGATCGCTGGCGCTGGTCATCATCGCATCCGTGTGGGCGACGCCGTGAGCCGGCCTCTACCTTCCAATTGATTTCAGCACCATTCTTGTGCGTTCAGCTTCCGCCTTCCGGCGGCGGTCGTATGCATCCAGTTCGGCTCGACTTTTGTTTGTGCGGCAATCCTCGCGAGCCTCGTTGATATTTCTCTGAGCATAATCGAACCAATGCTCTATGGCTTTCCGCATCCACGCCGGCTCAAAACTTTTGAACTCTTCCCGCCGATCATCAAGACGCTTTTGTGCGACATCGCATTGGGACATCGTTCCTCCGCTCCAAGACTTATTGCATTCGGGCAAAGGCCACACGATTGTCAGCGCTGCTCGCGAAACATCGTCCGACGATGTCTCTTCTGATCTGCCATCGGAACACCCAAACAGCACTGATATTAATCCCATGGCGATAAGCCCCCTCATGGTTCCGGCCTCTATGTTTGAGACGCTGTGGCCCGCCTCGGCGGCTTGCGGAGTGCCTAGCTTACAAGATGACCGCGAGCGAGGACGGTCCAGGGCGCTCGCCACAATCTAAATTCCTATGATTGTCCGTGATAAATACCAACGCAATGTTCACCATCATCGGCTTGGCCGTCCAGGTGGTGTCGACCCGAGCGGCAGTTGAAATAGAGCCGACCAGCGTCATCGGCGTGGACGATGTGAGCGCCTTTTCGCTGACAATCAAACCCGTCATCGAGTTCGATCGGGCTGCCCTCTTTTAGACCTGAAATCTGTGCCCATGGCCGTCCATTCTTGTCGTGCGTGCTCATGATAGTCTCCTGTTGCGGCCTTCCGGCCCCTACGGTTGATCTGGTTCGGGTAGCGCTGGCGCCCACCACAGTGGGTGCCACTCGTCGTCAGCCTGTTCGCTCCACCAACACTCAATGGTGTTGTCGTCGGAATCTCCGTCAAGCCATTTGGCGTGGCTGATGTCGCCGAATTTGTTCTGGCACAGGATGCGCGTCCCGTCCTTGGGCGCTGTGTCTATCGGTTTCCAGTAGCTCATGCCGGCCTCTACGGTTGGAGAGCTTCATCCGCAATTTGCTTGGCGCGGACACGAAAATCTACATGGCTCATGTCTTGGTCGGCGTAGCGGTAAGAAATCTCCCGTAACGCCTCCTCAAGTCGCGCGATGCATTGGCGAGCACTCTGCAACTCGATCATCGGCCCTTCGGCGCCAAGGCTGCGCTCGTGAGTAGCGTGAGCGCGTAGGCTCTCGTTCTCGATGCGGAGGCAATTGCATTCGGCGAACGCGTCCGCCACATCGCCAACGAAGCGTTCGGATGGCTGATACGGCATGGCTCGGGCCCCCATCTTTGGTTCGAACGTTCCATAGCACCAACTTGACAGGATGTCAAAAATAAAGTAGGAAAGGTAAGCTAAAAATAGCTTGATAGCACAGAAACGGTCACCGTTGCTATGGTCAAGGCTTCTAAAGCGTTGAAAACGATTCGGAAATGGAACGGAGCCGCCGGCCCGCTACCGGCGGACGCCATGGATGAACCAGACCCGACAGAGGAAGTTGGGTACTGCCGTGTCTCGGCCAGCGACCAAAGCGCGGACATGCAGATCGCGCTCATGAAAAAGCGCGGCATTCCGGACAACAACCTTTTCGTTGATACTGGCTCCGGTGCCAAGATGAACCGGAAGCAGCTACGCTTGGCTCTCATGCTGATGCGAGGGCGCCCCGGATGGACCTTGGTGGTCTACAAGCTCGACCGGCTCGGCAGGGACGTGAAGGGTCTAATCGACCTTATGGAGGAGTTCCGCAAGGAACAGTGGAACCTCGTCAGCCTGACCGAACAGCTCGATACGCGCACGCCATTCGGCAAGTTCTACCTGCACATGCTCGCCAGTCTTGCGCAGTTAGAGCGCGATATGACAGTCGAGCGGACCAAGGCCGGCATGGCGCGGCTCAAAGAGCGCGGCGTTCCTCTCGGCCGGCAGGTTCGGATGTCGCGAGCGCAGTTCAAGCAGATCGAAAAGATGCTGCTGACCACGAATACGCCGATCTCTCGCATCGCAGAACAGATCGAGGTCACCTACAAGTTAAAGAAAAAGGAAGTGACCAAGGCAATCAGCGCGCCGGCAATCAATCACTGGTTTCCTGGCTGGCGGTCTAAGACGGACAAAGAGCGGTCGGAGTGGCGCAAGCTGCATCCGATCCCCAACTCAAACTAACGGAGGGCCGGATGGACTGGCGACCAATCTCAACAGCGCCGCGCGACGGATCGCACATCCTGGCCTATCGCCTTCCGATCGGCATCAGGTTCACGAACAACACAAACCCACCAACCGTGGTGCATTGGTTCGACGATCCCGAGGAACCCGGCTTCTATACCAGCGTAAACGAGCTGGCGCCGGAGCACCCGTTCAACCCGACGCATTGGCAGCCGTTGCCGGCGCCGCCGAGTCATTAGAGGAGCTGGGTCGTGACCGATCAAGAGAAAGCCAACGTTGAGATCATCTACGGCCTGCTTTGGCTGATGCCGGTCAACATGGAGACGCAAGCCGGCATGGCGACCCACCTCGCTCGCAAGATCGCCCTCGACATGATCGACAAGGAAGGACAGGCGCGCGGCATCGAGATCGCCAAGCGCGCCGTGCGCGGCAACATGCTCAGTTGGGGCGGTGCGAAGGCGAGCGCAGAGATCAACCACAGCCCGCGTCAGGGCTAAGGTAGAGGAGCGGACCCGATGGTGAGGTTCTGGGACTGGATGCAGTGGGCGGTGTTGCCGCTCTACCGTCTCGGATGGTATCGCCCCATGGGCTGGGCGAACACGCGCTATTGCCGCGCCATCGCCCGCGCGGCCTTCAAGAAATACGAACAGTAGGGGAGGATCGGATGTCCGCTGACAAGATCATCGAGGGGTTGTTGGACGCGGCGACCGGAAATTTCGCGCGGGCGACGTTTGTCGGCATCGACATGGGGTCGAAAGACTTTTCGGCGGTCATGTGCCCGCGCTGCAAAACGCCGCATCAATGGCGGGTGCGCCAGCCGACGGCTTGTCGGCACTGCGGGTTGCCGTTCGTGTTCAAAACCGAGTCACTATAGGAGCGACCAAAATGTTAGCGGCGGCTGAATACGCTAGAGGATTTGGCGACGGCATGTTTGCTGGCGCTGCTATCGTCGCGTTTGTGTGGTTTTGGTGGTTGCTCATCAACTGGATTCATCAGCGAAACTAACGGAGCGCCGGCCGATGGTCTTGTTCATGTCCGGGTTTCTTGTCGGCATCGCAGCTTGTTGGTTGATGGTTTGGTACAGCGGCCGACGCGGTTGGAGCCGCATTCACTTCAAGATCGATATTGATCGATAGGAGGGCCGTCATGCCACACTGCCACCGAGGATCGGCGCCCACGAATCGTGAGGTTGAGAAAGAGCGCGCGGACTTACGCAAGGCGCAGGCCAAGGCCGTGATGCCGATGATCGGGCCAATGCTCGACGCTTGGGAGGGTGTCCCGAACGATGTGCGCGGCTACATGAAAGAGCAGTGCCCCGAACTTGGGTGCTGGCTCGACGACATCAGCGCGGCGATGGAGTTCGCCGGCATCAGCGAAACTTGAGGAGCGCAGGACATGGCAAAGGACATGACGGGCAAAGAAATCCGCGTTGGCGATACAGTGTCGTATCAGCGATGCGGACATTCGTGGGCTGACTATCGTGTGTCGCGCGTTGAGGGCGACCGCGTTTTTGATTGCGACGGGACGTACCTTCACGGTTCCGAATTGCTCCGCGCAACGCAAACTGGCCCGCTGATGGTCCGCCATGTCATCGACGGCCACGATGTGCTTTTGCCGGCGGACGCGAAGCTTTGCCGTCCGCTCAGCCCGAACGACAAGCTTGATCCGAAAGAGCCGCTAAGCGGCACATGGTAGAGGAGCGGCATAGCAGATGAGAACGATCGCGCTTTTCATCGCGCTTATTCTGTCATCGCCGGCCTGCGCACTGCCGCGCGACGATAGTCTTGATGTGATGCTGCAGATCGCTGCCGAGCACGACGACGCGATAGCGGTGCAATGCATCATCACCATGATTGAATGGCGCGATCAAGGTCGGCCCGCTGAGGGTGTCGCCCGCGTGCGCGTCGCATGTGAACCAATCCCGTGTATCCCCTCACGCCAAGTAAGGGTTGAGTTGACACATGATGCCTTCCGAACCCCGTAGCGGGCATTTCGAAACGCGGTACTCTAGACGTGGTTACCCCCTTCAGATGTGGGTCCGCGACATGCCGCGCCTAGACGAGCGATATCTGAATTGCGTCGTCTACCTTTATCCGTGCGAAGATGCCGCCGAAAAAGGCGAACGCATCGGTGGAACGGGATTTCTGATCGGTTCGCCGGTCGCGAATCTGGACCACCAAGTCGTCACGACGTTTTTGTGCCTTGTGACGAATAAGCATGTTGCAGAGGCCGGAAATTCGGTTGTCCGCAGCAACACCAAGTCCGGCAAAATGGACACGTTCACGCTCGATGAGCGGAACTGGATTTATCATCCGGCCGGCGATGACCTTGCCGTTTATCCTCTCGGCTTAGCTCCGTTGCATCCATATCCGTACATGGATGCTGGCGGGCTTAATTGTGTAACAAGAAGCTCGATTGAGGGCCTCGATATCGGCATCGGAGATGAGGTCTTCACAGTTGGACGGTTTATCGGTCGTGAGGGAGCGAAGATAAATATTCCCGCTTTGAGATTTGGGAACATCTCTCAAATGCCGGTTGAGCCGATTTTAATGGACGACGGTTTTCGGCAGGATTGCTTTTTGGTCGAAGTGCGCTCGCTCTCCGGATATAGCGGATCGCCTGTATTCTTGTACGTTCCTCCTCAAGCGCGACTTGAACGCTACAGCGCCGATGCTCAAGAATCTCTCTTTCAGCAATTTCCAATGCTGCGCAGGAAACGTCGCAACATGGATTTCGGATTTGGGCCGATCCTTTTAGGCGTGAGCTTTTGTTACTTCGGTGATCGTGAACGTGTCAGAACCGGGGCAACCGACAAGCCGATGCACGACTGGTACGTCCGCTCGAACAGCGGCATGATGGGCGTGATTCCCGGTTGGAAACTGAACGACCTAATTCTAGGAACGGAGCTTATGAAGATCACAGACGAAATAGGGAAAGATCTTTTTGAGGTATCCAAAAAGAGTGGCGTCACATTGACGTCCGCTACTGAGCAGGAGGGCGATTCCTCCAGCGATGCGAACCCCACGCACCAAGAGGATTTCACGCGTCTTGTAGGCGTGGCAGCGCGAAAGCCCCCACAAGCCGATTGAACATGAAAGCGTGCGACGTGCGATAATTGCGCCGATAGTTGAACTCTGCGCAGTACTTCCACAGATGCTTCGATGAAATGTGGACGTGCGTGCCTTTGATCGCGCGCTTGAAGTGCGACCAGTGTCCTTCGATCGTGTTCGTGTGGTGCTTTCCGAGAACGTATTCCTTCTCAGAATGGCGGACGGCCGTGTGCTGATAGGTCAAGCCGAGATTTTGGTAGGACGTGTGGCCGTCGGTCGTGACTACGGTGTCAGGGATCACGTTCTCAAGGATCACCGGCTCTAACGTAAAGTTGCGGTCATCCGGAACCGGGCCGGATCGAAGCATCCCGCCGCGCTCCACCATGCCCATGACAATGGTTTTCTTTGCTCGCCGGCCCTTCCCCTTGCCGTGGCGGCGAGCCTGCCCACCAACTAGAGTTTCGTCGACTTCGACGTGCTTGCCTTCGCCGCCGAGCGGGCCGGCATAATCTGCGCTGCCCATGAGCTTTCGAAGTTCATGAGCCATTCGCCACGCGGTCTTGTAAGTCACGCCCAGCGCCCGCTCTAGCTCTTTGGCGGCCACGCCTGAGCGCGTGCTGGTCATCAGGTACATGGCGAAGAACCACTTCGTCAGCGGCGTGCTCGATTTGTGGAAGATGGTGCCGGCGCACGGGTAGATGTGATGGCCGCACTCTTGGCAAGCGTAGGCCTTGCGGGTGGTCATGGCGTGGAATTTGGCGTGCTGAACGCCACATCCGGGGCATGTAATTTCGGTACCGCCGTAGTTCACCTCCATGAGTTTGGCCAAGCATGCCTCGTCATTGGGGTATTCGGATTGGAACTGCTGAAGGGTGTAGCGGGCCATCGGAATTCCCTCACCTGCGGTTGAGGGATATCCCACCACGAACAGTACTTGCTGTCAAGGGATAAATGCGGAACCAATGGTGGTGCGGGAGCATAAGATCATCACTGACCTCATGGCCCGCATCCTCAGCCGTTTGCCTCCGATCATGGGTTTTCTCCCATAACTGGAGCTCGTGCAACCGGGCGACGGTGGAAGCCCCCAGGTGCCGGCCGATCAGCACCAGAAGGTGAACGGATGCGAACATGCATTGCGTCGATTGTGCCGACTTCTGTGTGTCCGATGTCCGCTGTCTGTTCGCGTTTGTCGGCCTTGTCCGCCGGCTGATCCGGAGAAAAATGATAATGATTTCAATTAAAAACGGTGGCTGGGGAACTAGGATTTGAACCTAGATCGACGGAGTCAGAGTCCGCTACGCTGATAGTCTAGCGAGTTGTTTTCATTTGAGAATGACAAAAAGTCCGCTGTCCTATGTGCCTGTTTTTGTGCCGGCGCCGAGAGATTTTGCCACGGCTTCGGGCTCGAGGAACGCATAGCATTCCTCGGTCACGACAATGCTGGAATGGCCGAGCATCAATGATACCTCCGCCATTGTCTTGCCGTCGCGCTGCAGCCAGCGGCAGCCGGCGGTGCGGCGGAGATCGTGCCATTTTAGGTCTTTGATGCCGGCGCGGCGGGCGGCGGCGGCGAGCCCCTTGTTCTGCTGCACGAAGCGCTCTCCGGTGTCTGGATTGACGAATACATAGGGCGTTTCGATGTGCCTGGGGATTGTGCCGAGAATTGTGCGGCTGCGCGCCGGCAACGGCACGAGGCGCGCGCGGCCGGATTTGGTGTTGGTGGTGGTCGTGATGGTTCCCGCCTTGAGGTTGATCTGAGACCATGTGAGGCTGAACAGCTCCTCGCGCCGCAGCCCGGTGTCGATCGACAGGGTGATCGTCTCGCGCGCACAGGTGGGCTTGCCAAACTGCTTGCCGGCCTTCGTGAGCGCGCCGACGGGCGTCGCCGCGTCGATCAAGACGGCTTCCTCGGCTTTGGTCAGATAGCGGGTGCGGCCTGGCGCCTCCTTGAGACCGCGCTTGGCCCGGCGCCGCAGATAGGCGGGGATCGGGTTGGCGCCGTCGTCGATCCACTCCCAGTCTTGCGCGCTGGTGAGCATCGATGACAGACAGGCAAGATCCCGGCGGATGGTGCCGGCGGTGACGCCGTCGGTGCGCCGCTTGGTCTCGAATTCCGATAGGGTCGCGCCGCCGATTTGGTCGAGCGTCTTGCCGCCAAACTGCAGAGCGAGGTTCTTGAGGCTGACGCCATAGCGCTTGGCGGCGCCTGGCTTGAGCGTCGTCAGGTGTTCACGGATGAACCGCTCGGACGTCTCGTCATAGGTCCGCCGCGGCTTGTCTCCCCATCGGATCGCCTCGAGGTCGCCGAGCCATTGCCTAAGACGTCTTTCAGCAATTGATCGATCCTTTGTCTTGAGGCTGATCCGGTGCTCTCGGCCCTGACGTTGGGCGCGCGCCCAGTACACTTTGCCGCGACGGTATAGCCCGGCCATGACGCCACCTCACGCTTTCGGGACCGCCACCAAGATTCGAACTCAGCCGAGTCAAACAGCCAATGGCCTCCAGGTCCAGAGGGTTGACGGGCGCCGGGGATATGTCCGGAGGCGGCCTGCCGTATCCAGTGTCTAGGGGTAAATCCGTATTTATCGGCGATCAAAGCGGCGGTGAGCTGCATCCCTCTCACCCCGCCGTTCCGGTGGCAACGAACGGTGGCGCCGGTGGTGGCCGAAACGCCTTCTTCGATAGGTCTGACAATACGTAAAGTCGAAGCGCTGATCGAAGTGCCGTCGCTGGGTAAAGGTTGGCAATCTCTAAGACTAAATTCGGCAACGGTTTGTGCTGTTCGGAGGCAATGCGTCGGAGGTGATTCCAGAACGTGCGTTCCAATGCAATCGACCGTTTGCGCTTTCCGAAGGAAATGCGGATGGCGTGGCTGTTCACCTCGCCCCCCATAAAGGCTTGCCGGAATCGCGAAAGACGGGCGGATGGTTGCGACGATCCATGAAAATCTTGATGCCTGATCGCCTCGAGCCCGGCATCGGCCTAGACGTCGGCGCCTTCACATAGGCACCGATGTCTTGCTGACGCTGGCGGTTAACCTTGGCGATCAGTGGAACGTCGTGCCTCGCCGCGTGATCTAGGTTGCAGCGCTCATGGGCGATGCCAGTGACCTCGCCGCCGATCGCTCTGGGTGTCAATGGATCGTGGCTCTCGTGCCAGCGCTGTCCTTTGAGGATCAATCCGCCGCAAATGTTGCACGTCGGGAATTCGGCCTCGCCGCGGCAGCGGTCGTATAGTTCCTCGCGCTGGCGGGAGGTGAGGCTCATCAGCATCGATATCTCACAAAAATCCGCAACGCGGACGTGAGCAGATTCACAAGCAGGTTGCTTTCTCCTGGCGTCGCTAGGATCGGGCTATCCATTGGAAGTTCGCCCGTGTGATCCGGAAAGGTGACTTCGAACATCGCGCCATAGGTGTCGGAAACGCGAACCGTAAATGGTCCCTTGCGCGGCGCCGGCTGCGGCGGCATTTTGATGATCGCGACCTTTGCGGTTTTATTCCGCAAGTCGTCAAGGTGCGTGACATTGTCGTCCGTCATCTTCATTCCTCGCGCTACTTTAAGGTGAGGCTCATCGCGCGGGCCTCTGGGGTCGTACTGCTGATCCGCTGCTCGGCGGCGATGGTCGCGGAAAATCCGGTTGTTTTGGTTTTATGTCTGCGCACTCGATCTCGCCGTCTTGCGGCGTCGTTGCGGCGCAGAAAACGCAAAGTTCGCGGCCCTTAGGCACAAGCCAACGAATAGACCAATGTGCGGGATGAACTCGACACCTAAACCAGTTGTCGAGATGCTGGCAGGAAACGAGTGGGCGCATAACCATCGTTCACCTCCCGCGACAATGCTGGCGCGCGTTGATTTCGTCTTTATGGGATTGGACAAAACGGTCTAGTTCGGTCGCGCTCTCAGCAAGCCCCTCATACTCTTCGCGTCGCGCTAGACGATGGCCGATGAAGATTTTGCGACGCGTTGATCTGCCGCTGGAGTCGATGTACCAATGCCCGATGTAACTACGAATGATCCGTCGGCCGAAAACGCCGAGCACGATGTTGGCAAATGCAATCATGTGGTTCATGGTCCTCACCTCCCGCCACAATGACGGCATCGGCCGAACGGCCCGGTGAATTCATGATCGAGCCCTTCCGGCCGTGCCGGACAGCCCGGCACAAGCATGTCGAAGATGTTGTGATCGGCGGGCTCGGCGTCGTCGTCGGAAAAGCCGTGCATCGTTTGCAACTCGGCTGCAGTGTCGTCGTCTATCTCGTCGAAATCGACATACACGATCGAAGGGATTTGCGGATCGAGCACGTGGCCTTCGTCGTCGACTTCAAAGACTGTCCCGTCACGCATGGTGACGATGTTCTGGCGATAGGGCATATAGCTGAGGGCGCGCGCAAGATTCGACATTGCTCACCTCTCCAGAGAAACCGGCGCAGCCGGGGGAACGGCCGCGCCGGTCGTGACCGACAGGTGAGTAATGCCGGTGGGGACGGCCCTATCGGTCGGGGAAGGGAATTTGCAGAGGGCCATCACGCCGCCTCCACTCGCTCAAAATACATCAGCGTCCCGAGTGGCGCCGTCTCGGCGTAGGTGATCAATTCCGATAACGCGAAGCGATTTGCCTTCGCCGGATTGGCACGCTGAAATCGCGTGATGAGAGGATGAGTCGGAGACCAGAAGGCGCGGATAGCGAGATCGCGCGGTGTCGATTGTCTCGACCATGTGGCGAGAGCGGAGGGCATCAGGCAGCCCTCGCTTGCTTGGCGGCGTCGGCGGCCGTCTTGGCGCGCTGATGGATCAGGCGTGCCAGCGTCTTGCGCCGCAGACAGGTGCCGTCACTGCGGTACACGCCGCCGAACTTGGTGGTGGGGGCCACGCCGGTCGTGTCGACGAACCAGCCCCAGAATTCGTGCTTGAAACCATGCCGCGCGAGTTCGGCTTTGAACTGGCTGGCGCTAAGATCGCGAGGGGCGCGCATCAGGAGGCCCTCTCGATCGGGATGGCGTATAGCGCCGGGCCGAACGCTGCCGCGTTGGCGCAATCGTCATCGATCACCTCTGCGGCGTAATCCGCCGCCGTCTCGCCGCCCTCGAACGCGCCATAGGCTTCATCAAGGCTGAAACCGTCGACGTCCTGATTGCCGTCAAGACCATGGCCGATGCGATGTTCGACTTTGCGGACGAACCGCAGCCAGGCGCGCTCGTTGTCGCTGACGAAGCTTTCCGAAGCCGCCAGCTCGAGATGCGGATTGCACTCGATGTCGAGAAGGTACGTCCCCATCTTCCCCGCTCCCACAGTGAATCGTCGTGTGGGAGAACTATACAGAAAATGTTAGCAGGCTACAAGAGCCAATTAGACAAAAAATGTTATGCCAAAAATGGCGCACCTGCGCAGGATGTTCCGAACCTAGATTTACCTAGCGGCAGGATTGAATAGCGGCCTTGACGCGATCCCCGGCCGGATAGGGCCCCCACATCGTCCGCGCCGTGGTGATGTCGACGCACGTCGTCTTGGGCCCGATGCCGGTGAAGGTCGCTTCGAAATAACGCACTCCGCCGCCGTCGGCATGGATCTTGACGATCGGCGAGGGCCCAAGGTCGACCTGGGCAACGCCTGGCCCATCAAGCCGCTGATAAACGCATGAAGCTAATGTTTTATAGGGCTGGGCAATCGTCTCGGTTCCGACCGGGGTTTGCTCGAGCAAAACGGCATCGGACGCACAACCGCCCAGGGCAAAGCACAGGGCCCCAATGGCGGCCGTCGGTTTCATCCCCGCCGCCCTATGATCGCCGCGACCGCGCGCATGGCTGCGTCCCGCAGGTCGTCTGGCGCCTCACGCATCAGCGCATCGGCGCTTTCCGTTTTCGGATGCCGGTAAAGGTCTTGGGGCTCGGCGTCGAGCGCTTCGGCCACGGCCGCCATCACCTGATCGGACATTCGGGAAACGCCGGTTTCCCATCGCGAGACGGTCATGCCGGCCACCGGCGGGTTGAGGCGCTCGCCGAGGCCGTCTTGGCTCAGTCCGCGATGGGCCCGCCACTCGGCCAAATAAATTTTCCGTGGATGACGAGGCTTGATGCGAGGCGTTCCACCCATGCCGCGATGATGCCAACATATTGAGTTGGCGTCTTTATCTCCAAATGTTTCACGTGAAACTACTGACATTTGCAAAATCTAACATTTCCTGTATAGACCAACGTCATGTCTGATTCGCATCCAATGGTGGTTGCACGCAAGGCCAAAGGCCTGACGCAGACTGCGGCTGGCGCCCGGATCGGCGTCGAAGGGATGACGATCTCGCGTTGGGAACGGCGGATCAGCCTGCCCAATCGCAAGCAATGGCCGAAGATAGAAGAGGTGCTGGGCGTCTCGCGCGAAGCGGTCATCCGCGCCTATGCGGCCGGCGAGCCGGCGGGAGCTACGCCATGATCCCCGCCCACATCCTAATTGAAGGCCGATCCGGCCACGCTTGGCGAAGCAAGTTCTTGCAATGCTTCCATCTCTTCGATCATGGCGATGATGGCAGGGCTTCGCCGACGCGCCCGGCTCCAAGCATAATTGGTGCACACCAGCGCAACCGACGGCACGCGGCTGATCGAACCATCGCCCCGCATCACCTCTCTGTAAAACGTCAGGCGCAAGCGCCCATTCAAGAATTCTGCTCGCCCGAGATCGTCGAACGCGATTTCCAGCGCATCGCCGGAATCCGGCAGATCGCTCACGAAGTCCATATCGCACTCCCCCGATGCAAAATGCCAACCAACACGGGAGCGTTGTATAGGGTACACGCATCAAGTCCATGGAGCAGATTACCTACTGTGAAATCCGGTGACGGATTAAGGTATTGTTGTGACGGTACAAATCCAAAGTTCCCCTGGAACGTAAAAGGACAACGCATCCTTGGGTGCGATTACCGCCCCCGCCTGCGTGCGTTTTCCCTCCGATCCCCATCGCGTCAGCCTAGCTGGCCTTTCCTCTCACGACCTGAATCGGTCGCGGCGGCTCCCCTGATCCTCGCCATTACCGGAGGCGGCGGATCTAACGGCGAGACGCGATCACTGGGAGCCGCCGCATGACGCAACGATATGCCGCAACGGCCGCGATCGTCGAATTCGAGCCTGCACAATCGTGCGACCGGAGTCGCACAATCGTGCAGACGAAGAAATTTGCGGCTGCCGTCATGCAGATCGCGCAGGACTTGCTGCTGAAGCCGCGCGACACGATCGTATCGTGGTCCGGTTGCAGCCTGCGCACCGTCGACTACTGGAAAAAAGACGCGCGCGAGATCGATGTCGCCGAGCTGATGCAGGTGATCGCGCCAGACGCGCACTTCGGCGCCGATGTGCTCGATGCCTTCTGGGATCGCCTGCCGCCGACGACGCGGGAAGTCTGGCGCCATCGTCTTGAACGTCGCTTCGAGGACGAGCGCGGCGAGCGGGAAGAGCGCGAATACGCAAAACGCAAGCGTGAACGCGCTGCGCTTCGCGCGGCCCAAGACGATCTGCCCTTCGGTCGGAGGCCGCGTCGATGATCTTCGATCTCGCCGCACGCTTCGCCAACTGGCGCGCCGACCGATGGATGGAGATCGCGAAGGCCTCTCGCATTCGTTCGCATTGGTGGGAGGACGTCGCCCGCTGGTGCGAATGCGGCGGGCGGATGCGGTTGGTGGATATCAGGAAGGCGCGGCGATGACGCAATCCCGGGCGCAAGTGCAGAGACTCGCCGAGCGCAAGATCGCCGCAGGGCTCATTGTCGAGGCGCGCGGCAAGGAATTTGAAGCGGCATGCTGGATTGGCCTGCAATCGAATATCGAAGAGGCCCGTGCGAACCTGCATTCTGCGCTCGATGCCTCTCTCGATGCGACGCTCGATCAAGTCAAGCAGGTGCGCGATCAAATTGGGAATGCGTCGACATGAACAACGTCATCGCGCTTCCCGTCCACTTCGGCCGCAACCAGAACATCGCTCATCCGCATCCGAGCGCGCTCGTTTTCGTGTTGCCGCGCGACGAACCAAAATCGGTCGCCGATCAGATGCGCGGCACGGGAATCTTTCCGACCGACGACGTCTTCACCGATGCCGATGGGTTTTTCGGCGGGAAGGGGAGGGAGTCGTGAGGCTTTCGGCAGAACCTGGCGACCCTGGTTGCGGGACATATCAACGCGCCAAAAACGAAGGACGGCGCATCGATATCCGTCTTGATGGAATCGAGCAGACCATGGTCATCACTGCCGACGATACCGAAGGATTCATCAAGCGTTACGCGTCAGACGCAAAAGGCGAACTGATTCACAGCGGGAAGGAATTTGCCACGGAAATCGTTCGAGGCTTCGTGACAATCTTTATCAGTGAATCCAGGAGCGCCGGCACATGACGCGCTCTTCGATCACTTTCTCCACCAGCAATGGAGGTTTCGCCGCCAATGATTCGAACCGCCGCGCGCTGGGTGAAGGCTTCAGTCTGCGCACATTGGTTTTAGCCCCATCCGCGCGAGCGGAGCCGACCGGCGGCGGCTGTTCCGCCGGCTCCATTCACAGTTCGGGTGGCAGGCTCGGCAACACATCAGCCTCACATCGAGGAAGGGCGCGTGATCGCGCTACATACCCCGCCATAGCCACCCGATTCAGTTCTCGCGGCGCTTGGCAGCGCTGGTTTACCGCACTCTTCCGCAGCGGAGAGTGTGTCCATTCCGTGAGGATGGATATCGGCGCTGCCGGCCCGCGAGATTCAATCAGCAAGAGGAGACTTCATCATGGCTCGCAAATCCGCGTTTGCCTTTGCGCTCGGTCAGCGCATCAACGTACCTGGAAAGAAGAATGTGCAGGGCGTCGTGTCGCTGCCCCGATGCGTCAATGAATTCTGCGTGCCGTCATCGTTCCCGGCATCTGCCACGCTCTATCCGTTCATCTTCATTCGCTGGTTGGGTGACGACGGCGAGCCGGCGGCGGCATGGTTTGCCGAGCCCGACGTCGAGACGGCGAACTCGCCGCTGGCCGAAGACGGACCGGTGTTCATCGCCGAACCCATCAAGCGCAGAACCCGCAAGCCCGCTCGCCATCGCAAGTCCAGGCGGTGACGCCATGGGCGACGTGATCGTCTCCGCTCAATGGGCCGGAACAATTATCCAGACGCTGACAGTCGTCGGCGCATGCACTGTTGTCGCGTTGCCGTTCTTTGCCCTTTGGTGGATCGCCCGCAAGGTGATCCGTTTCGTTCACCTCGTCTGCGGCAATGATGACACTCCCGACGCGATGCAATCCGCCTACAACGAAGTCGTTATTCACGACATGGATGACGTTTCGCTTTTGCTCGCGCACGAAAACATGCGGTTATCGCGCGAAGTGCGCCGACTGACCAGACCAGCAGATCATGTCATCCCAGCCAGAAGGCCGGCGGCATGAGCGACAAGACCGGCATCGAATGGACGGATGCGACGTGGAATCCGATCGTCGGGTGCTCGGTCGTCTCGCCCGGCTGCACAAATTGCTATGCGATGAAGATGGCGCGAAGGCTTGAGATCATCAGCCGCAAGAATTCCGCGCTATCACATTACATCGGCACGACACAGGACTCGAAAGTTGGTGCTGTATGGACCGGCAAGGTCGCGTTGGCGCCGGATAAGCTGTTTCTTAAACCACTGTCGTGGAAGCAGCCGCGGCGCATCTTCGTCAATTCGATGGGAGATCTGTTCCACGAATCTATTCCCGACGAGTGGATCGAGCGCGTCTTCGAAGTCATGCGCTACGCCAAGCACCATACTTTCCAGGTGCTCACGAAACGCGCCGAGCGAATGCGTGCATGGGTTACGCGCGCTGATCCCGATATTCCATGGCCTCTTCCGAACGTCTGGTTCGGCGTCTCAATCGAAGACCAGAAACGCGCTGACGAGCGTATTCCCGATCTATTAATGACGCCCGCAGCCGTGCGGTTCGTATCATGCGAGCCACTTCTGGGGCCAATCGACATCGACTGTTCGGATGTGGATTGGATGAAATACCCTGAAGGCAACGGCATCGTTGGTGCTCGACTCAAGATCGATTGGGTGATCTGCGGCGGCGAATCCGGCCCGCGCGCCCGCCCCATGCATCCCCAATGGGTGCGCGATCTTCGCGACCAATGTGAGTTGGCCAAGGTTCCGTTGTTCTTTAAGCAGTGGGGTGCTTGGGAGCCGCGCTATTACTTGACGCCTCCTGATGCAGCCGGCGGATCCACGCAACTCTTGAAGGTTCAACAGAGCAAAAACGAAATAATTCTGCACGCATCGGAGCCGAAGCAGTTCCCCGTCAACATGGTTCGTGTCGGAAAGAAAGCGGCAGGCGCCGAACTTGACGGCGAGACGCATCGAGAATTTCCCGAGGTGCGGACATGACCGACCGCATCTGCCCAAAATGCACCTCCGCGATGGTCATCAAGACTCTCGATCGCGAGCATGTGCAAACCGGATGGCAATGCACGACGTGCGGGCTCGAATGGATCGAGCTTGGACAAGCGGTCGTGTTCATTCCGCATCCATCCCCCGCCATCGACCCGATCAGTGGAGGGCATATCGAATGAGCCTCTCCTATGACCATGGCGACATCGTCTTCCAATGCGACACGAAGGGTTGTCGCGAGATGATCGAAACCTACACTTCCAATTGGGAATCAGCGCGCAATGCACTTCGCCGAGCGCATTGGAAACCCAACCGCGATCCCATCACCCAAGAATATCGGCACACGTGCTCAGAGTGTCAGAAGGGGTTGATCTGACGTGACAGCGCTCATTCGATATGAGGCCGCGCGATCAGCTCTTGCGGAGTGCAAGCGCGTCGACGAGGTCAAGGACATCATCGATAAGGCGGAAGCCATGCGGGTCTACGGCCGAATGGCGAATGACGTTTCTCTCGAAATCGACGCTGCCGAGATCCGGCTTCGCGCGGAACGTCGCCTTGGACAGATCGAGGCGCAATTGAAGGCCGAAGGCCGTTTGAGCCGTGGCGGAAGACCGGCAAAAACCGGTTCGGACGAGGAACCGGTTTCGACCGTGACCTTAGCGGAGCTCGGGATCGACAAAAAACTGTCATCGCGAGCGCAAAAGGTCGGCGGCATCGCCGAACAGGCCTTCGAACGGATGATCGCCAATATGCGCCGGGATATAGCGGCGGGCCGCGTCCGCGTGTCGCTTGATCTTCTGAAAGAGGATGACAAGAAGGAACGTCGGGCACGGCGCGAAATGGTGCTCGGCGGCATTCAGCAGGCTTTTCCCAAGAAGCGCTACGGCATCATCCTCGCCGATCCCGAATGGCGTTTTGAGGTCTACAGCCGCGACACCGGCATGGATCGCGCGGCCGACAACCACTATCCGACGTCGAGCACGGACGCGATTTGCGCGCGGCCGGTCGGCGACATCGCGGCCGACGATTGCGTGCTCTACCTGTGGGCGACGTCGCCAATGCTGCCTGATGCACTCAAGGTCATGCAGGCCTGGGGCTTCGATTACAAATCGCATCAGGTGTGGCGCAAGGACAGGATCGGCACCGGCTACTGGTTCCGCAACCTGCACGAATTGATTCTTGTCGGCACCAAAGGCAACCCGCCAGCGCCGGCCATGGGCACGCAAGAGCCCAGCGTTTTCGATGCGCCGGTCGGGCGGCATTCGGCAAAGCCCGAATGCGTGCAGGAGATGATCGAGCGGCATTTCCCGAACATGCCCAAGATCGAACTCAATCGCCGTGGCCCGGCCAGGCCCGGATGGGATGCATGGGGCAACGAAGCCGATGACGGCTCACCCACAGATCCCCAAACCGGAGAAATCATCGAAACCGACGTCGCGTCCTCCAGCGTCACGTCGGAACAGCCGGCGGCGGTTCATACGGTAGCAGCCGTGACGCCGCCGGCTGACATTCTTATCGAAGATGTTCCATCGTTTCTGCGTGCTGGCTCCTCTGACGACTATCGGGGGCAGATAACGTGATTTCTTCGATCATTTGGGCAAAAGACGTTGGCACTATCGCCCGCGGCCGCGCGCAAGCGCATTTATCCGATGGTCTACGTCCCCCGTTCGATCTTCTTTTTGCTCAATGGAAAAGCGACCCGAAGATGTACGTCCGAGGGCGCGCGATTTCCGATTCCGTTGGCTGGAATATCAAGCATTCGCCCAATCAGCTCGTCGAGCGCATTCGCGATGCCGTCGCCGACATTGGTTTCGATGTCGATAGTCACTCTTGGTACGGCTACCGGCTCGCTGATCTCCTCTCTGAAGAATACAAGGACGCGTCGGAATGACGCTGATCTTCCCCAGCATCATGGTCGCGCTGTCGATTCTCTCCGCCGTCGTTTACGCGACCCATGGTGATCTGCGTCACACGATTTATTGGGCAGCCGCCGCGGCGCTTACCGCATCGGTCACCTATTGAGGTTCGAAAAGCATGAGCGCCCGCACCATCCTCACACTCGCCAATGGCAAGGGCATCGATCTCCTCGCCCCGACGCCGGCGGACTATGCCGATTTTGATTGGCAGGCAGAACACCTCGCCAAAGAGAAACGATACAACGGCGCGACGCCGGGCATCGAATACAGCGTCGCCGAACATGCCGCGCGCGGAGCCGAAGCGATCTTGCAGGCGAATGGCGCTGATCGTTTGCTCGCCGCCTACTTCCTCCTGCACGACAACCACGAATCCGTCATCAAAGACGACACGACGCCGAAGAAACGCGCTCTCGCGACGATCGCCGAGGAACAATTCGGGACGCTCGCCAGCGTGATCATGGAGGCGTTTTCGTCACTCGAAGCGCGACACGACGAAGCGATCCACGCCGCCGCCGGGCTGCCGTGGCCCATCGGTGCCGACATGCGATCCCGCATTAAGCTCTGGGATTTGCGCATGTTCGTGACGGAATGGCGCGATCTGATGACTGGATTCAATCATCCAGATTGGGCGCCGTATCAACACGTGGAACCGATTTCCAAACGGATCGACGAGCCTTGGGATTGGCAAAAAGCAAAACGAACTTGGCTGTTCTGTGCATCGCAGCTCCTGCCGGCACTTGGGGGGTCGATCGCGTGACGCTTGGCTCGCACCAGAACTCGATCGGCAAGTCGCAGGTGCACATCACACCGCGATGGATTTTGGATGCGCTCGGATCTTTCGATACCGACCCTTGCGCAGCGACGGTCAGGCCATGGGATTGCGCGCGGGTCAATTACACCGTCGAAGATGACGGTCTGTCGCAACAGTGGCGCGGCCGATGCTTCGTCAATCCGCCCTTTCATCGATACCAAGTCAAAGCCTGGGTAGAGAAGTTGGCCGCGCACGATTTGGGTGTTTTGCTTGTACACGCCCGCACCGAAACGGAATGGTTCCGACCGGTCTGGGAGAACGCCAGCGCGATCCTGTTTCTGTCAAAGCGAGTGATCTTCAACCGCACGGACGGCGGCCTTGCGTGCACAGCCAAAGGCCTTCCTGCGAATTCCGGTGCGCCTGTGGTGCTCGCTGCTTTCGGTGATGATGAGGCGCAACGGCTGCAAACGTGCGGCCTGTCGGGCGCCCTTGTCGATCGCTGGCAATTCAGGCGGGCGGCATGACCGACACCGCCGATATCCTCGAAGCGCCGGCCCGCAAACATCGCTGGCCTGAAGATAACAAACGCGTCGTGTTGGCATGCGAGTCCGTCTCGGGAAACGAAGAACATATCCGAACCTGCCAGCATTGCGGCTTGGTGCTCACGACCTTCATTCCACCGACAGGAAACCCCGCCGACATCTATCGGACATGGGTGAAGCCTGATGGCTCGATGCTGCCAATTTCCAATTTTACACCGCCATGCCTGGGCCTTCCCGAAGGAATGCCATGATATTCGGTTTTAGAGATCGACGCGCCATTCATCAAAGCACGAGAGGCCGATGCTACTTTTGCGGCCAGCCTCTTCAATTAGACGGAAAGCCATTTGCACGCGATTGGCTGATCCCGCGGCGGAGGAACACGCTCATGATTGTCGATCATTCGACGCCACTGATGCGCGGCGGCGCCACTATGCGGGATAACGGGCTCCCGACGTGTCATGCGTGCAATTCGTCGAAAGCGGCATTTACGCTGGATGAATTTCGGTTTTGGCGGGCATTACGCGGTTTGAATTTGCGATTTCGGTTTGCGTGTGATCCGGCCGAGCGCGCTCGCGACTGGCTCTGCTGCTACAGCAGCAGCTTCATGCGAACACTATTTCTGCACAACTACCCGGCCGCCAGGCGGGCATTCCGGCGCGGAAACGGTCGGTCATGACAGCCGACTACAGATATTCGATCATTCCGGCGGGCGCGATAATCGATCAGCTCTTGGAGCCGCGTGATCTGCAGGTGCTGTGTCTCCTTGGCCGGCACACGAAGCAGAACGGCTGGTGCCGGCGCTCGCAGGTGCGCATGGCGCGCGAACTGCGCTGCGGGCGGGCAACGGTACAGCGCTCGATCGAGCGGCTTGTCGACGCGGGATGGTTAGAAAAGCGGCTGCTTGGCCGTGACGGCGTCGAGCCCGATGCAACAAAACAGCCGTCGTCGATCTATGCGTATCGCGTATGTCTCGACAATGATGCCATTATTGACCTCTCAAAGGCCGACGAAGAGGACGATGAAGAGGTGGAACAGGTGCCCGCTGATGGGCACCCTGGTGCCCAGCCAGAACGGGCACCCCCGTGCCCACGTATGCATGGGCACCATGAACCTTCCCCTCAAGAAGGTTCAGAGAGAGAGATGCGCGCGCGCGATCGACGAAGCACGCTTCTCGCAAAGCTCAAAGCGCTATGGCCAACGTCGGCATTGGACGATCAGGATCGGATCGACCGTGAATGGAATGCACTTCCCGACGATCAGTTTCAGCCAGCCGTCGATGGCGCTCCGGCTTTCCTTGAAGAGTTGCGACGCCTGAAACGTGGGACAGTTCCAGCCCTTTGGAACTACATCGCGCAGAGGCGCTGGACGCTGCTCAAAAAGCCGGAAGTGGCACCTACACCGGCCTCTGCACAACGCTTTGATGTCGAAGATGACACCGGCGACTGGGCCGCTTGGGATGTATTTCATCGGATCTGTGGCCATGGCGGAATTCCGCGATTTCGCATTCGGATCGAAAATGGAAAACGGATTGCGTCTATGCCGGCGGCGCTGCCGCCAGTTGGCTACGGTCTCGACCCCGACGTCCGAAATTGGGATCTGGTCGTCGAGGGCGCGGGTGACGGGCGTTTCCCGGCTTGGCTTCGCCGATTACAGGAAGTACCGAACTCTAATATTGGCACTCGGAGCATCGTTGTTGAAGGCAAGCCGCGGCGGACGTTGAGCGTCCCAAGGACTGAGACCGGCTTTCCGCCACCGAAGACCGAACGCGCCGACACCACAGGCCCACCCGATCAGCAGGCAGCCGAGTGAAAGTGCGTGTGGAAATGTGAGTGAAATAAACAGGAGGCGGAACCAATGTTGTCGACCGAGCTTCGCAGAGAGATCGAGCGTCGTGCGTTGGAAATCCAGGCCGATATCGAGGCGAAGCTTGGGAAGCGCGACGCCGATTTGCTTCCCGACTGCATCGGAAAGTGGCACGTCGTGGTGACGGCGCCGAACCAGGAAAACAAGGTTGTCGATCATTTGGCAGAACGACAATTCGGGGTTTATCTGCCGATCATCAAACGCACGGTTGTCTCGCGTGGTTACCGGCGGCCATATGCTCAGAAGATGTTCCCAGGATATGTGTTCGTGTTCGGATGGGGCCTCGATTACCAGCAGCGCCGCATCTTGGCTGTGCCCGGCGTCAAACGTCTTCTGCATAACGAGGCCGGCATACTGATCGTCGTTGCCGACAGTGACATCTGTAAAATCGAGGCAGTCGAGGCGCAGAACGACGAGGAAGTCAGGGCAGCCGTCCAGGAAGTGGTCAATGCTGATGAGCGGGCGCGTAAGCCAGCTCCGAAGCGCTCGAAGCGAAAGAAGTGGAAAAAGAAGGGAAAAAAGACACCTAATTTCTTTGCAAAACAACTAGATATAGAACCGATCGATATGACGATTTCCACAAAGTCATACTGGCGTGGAATCGAAGATCTTCCCACCGAGGACCGAATCAGTCTATTGCATGCGGCGTTGGGCCTCAGGTCGAGCGCGGCGTCAAGCCCAGTCTCCCAGATGGCCGGATGAGCCGACCGAGTCGGTGGAAGTGCTGCTGCAATGACAAGCCCGGCCATCGTGCCGGGCTTTCGTTTTCAATGACATAGGGTAGACGGCTCGTCATTCTCCCTCCTCTCAACCCCGGCGTGTCGTCGTCTTGACGTCTTCCAACAACTGACACTTAGGCGGCGCTGGCAACGGCGCCGCCTTCTTTCGTTCATAGGGTAGATGCGCAAGCTTCGGACAATTGGACAGAAGCTCAAGCCGTCGTCGGCTATCAAGGTCAAGGTTCCCGACAAGAAGGTTGAAAGCTTCTACACATCGCCCGGATGGCGAGCGCTCTGCGAAGAGATCAAGGCTGAGCGTTGGCCGTACCTACTGGCCACCAAAGGCCACTGCTGTGAGGATCCGGACTGCCGAGCGTTCCATACTAGGTTGACCCGCATCTTCTTCGACCATTTGAAGGAACGGCGAGACGCCCCCCATCTTGCCTTGGTCAAGTCTAACATCATGGGTCGATGCGGTTCCTCACACTCCCGCGTCACCGCCGCCAGGCGCGCTGCTCGATACCACGAGACAGGGGGGGGTATCTGAAAATCTATGGGGGTGGGGCTCCCGAAC